AATATGGTATATGATACGCCATTGTTCTGCCAACCTGCAGCAGAGTAGCCTGTACTGGCACCCCCATCTATTTTACCAGTAACTGCTGACATGATACCTACCATAGTACCCGTACGGGCATTTGAGGTAGAATCTGCTAAAGATAGTGTAGTACCGTTAGGATAATGCCATACTCCCATAAAATTAGAGTCATATGCAGCACCTGTAGAACCTCCTTGATAAGTTGTTTTGGTTGAATCACCAGTCCATATATAGATAACAGTATTAGCTGATGTAGATAGTGTAGGAACCTTTACCCAATATTCAACAGTTCCCGTAGTACCATCCCAGCTTACAGTTTCCCAAGATAACATTGTAGTACCTGCGGCATCTGAAGTAAACCATACATCGTAACCACTGGCATTTTCTACTTCTCCAGTAGGATAGGATTTTAAGAATGTATAAGTACCTGATATTAGTACTGTAAAGTTAGTAGAATCAGCAGAACCGCATTTAGTATAATCTATTGTAATACTACGATGATAAGGTGGGCCTCCTGTAGTAGGATATGATTCTCCATTCCAAGTTTTAACAGTAGCCACAGCATTTCCAATCACTGTTTTCACAGAGGCTGTTGCTGTACCATTTATGGTTTTTACTGTTCCCATTAAACTACTGTTATATAATCAGGTGACGGATTCCAATATATGCAATCATCTGTAAGTGCAAATCCTACAACTCTAATAACGTCATCTGTACCAGAAGGTTTTGTTGCTGTTATAGCTCCTGCTGTAGTAGATAGGTATAAAGTAGAACCCGCAGTCCAAGTCCATCCATCATTTCTTACTATACAACCTGGTAAACATACATTTAAAGGACTTGCTGCACTTCCTGCTGCTGTAGCCAAAGCTATCATTCCTCCAGCAGTAGCTGCTGCATCAGCATCAGTAAGTTGCCATGTAGAAGATGAGTCCAGATATACAGCCTCCCATTGAGCTATAGTAGCCCCTGCATTAAGATCGTTAGTACTGGGTCCACTGTAAGTATCATCAGTGGCTGGTTCCACTTTCATATCAATGGGACCGTCTATCCTAAGAGTATTAGTACCTAAGTCAAGATTACCGCCAGCAAGAACTAATTCATTATTAGTCTGGGTAAGAGTAACATCTCCATTATCCCAGTTAATAACACCCCCTTCAGCAAGGAACAGGTCAGAGAATTGGTTACTGGTACTACCTAGTGGGGCTCCATCATTAGATGTAGGTACCAGAGAAGTAGTTATAGTAGCTGTAGTCAGAACAGGTGATGTAAGAGAAGGGGCTGTGCTAAATACCAGGTTAGTTGATGTAGTGCCGGTAGCACCTGCTGCTGTATAACCTGTAATGTTGTTGAATAATGTTATAGAAGCTGAAGTACCTCCTGTCCCTCCTCTACTGACAGCCAATGAACCTGTCCAACCAAGAGTCAAGGAAGCTGCTGTAAGTAACGCTGTTGTAGGAGACCCTCCTAATGTAAGTGTTACATTAGTATCATCTACCTTAGTAAGAGCAGTACCTACAGAAGATATTGCAGACCATGTGGCATCTCCTCTAAGAAAAGTACTAGCTGAAGGTGTCCCTGTTGCTGATATACCTCCTACAGGAAGTCCTGTGCAATTAGTTAATGTTCCTGATGTAGGAGTACCTAACAATGGAGTTACTAATGTAGGTGAAGTAGCAAATACAAGTGAGCCACTTCCGGTTTCATCGGTAACAGCACTTGCTAGATTAGCACTACTAGGAGTAGCAAGAAATGTTGCAACACCTGTTCCTAATCCTGATACTCCTGTAGATATAGGTAAGCCTGTACCGTTAGTAAGTGTTACACTAGCTGGTGTACCTAATTCCCAGGCTCCTGGTAAAGTACCAGCAGAAGCAAGTGCTATTACAGGAGTTGCACCACCTGTAGATGTAATCTGATTAGCTGTTCCAGATACAGATGTAACTGTACCTGTAGCAGGAGCTACCCAACTGGTAATACCTGAGCCATCTGTAGATAATACATAACCGGATGTTCCTCCATTAATGGGAAGCAACATGGTCCAGTTAGTGGTCATGCCAGGATTAGGGGCCATAGTAGTAGCAAAAGCATTACCACTATTAAAAAATTTAATACTTCCTTGACCTACAGTTGGTACTCCTAGTATAATACAATTGGCTCCGGCAGTTCCTGTAAATGTTTGAGAAGCTGTCCACGTATTAGCATGTGTAAGATCTATGTCTATAGTAGGTGTAGTTGTAGGGGAACCTACAGTAATAGTACTTCCAGGGCTACTGATAGATGTGACAGTACCAGAACCTGCAGAACCATTAGATGCCGCTGTTAACCTTCCATACGCATCTACAGTAATTGAAGCATTTGTATACGAACCCGCGGTAACTGCTGTTGTGGCTAAACCTAAAGTTCCTGTAGTTGTTATTGGTCCCCCTGTAAGTTGACCAGATGTAGTAGCTATATTTGTTACAGTTCCTACTCCCCCAGGAGATAGCCATGTGGTGCCGTTATAATAATATAATAATGAATCAGATGCATTAATAGTCAACATCCCCACGACAGGAGTAGTATAGCTGCTTGTTTCTACGTTAGGTGCAGCTAATTGTTCTGTTGTAGTTATACGAGGAAAAACATCACCGTAATTATAATGTTGTAAAAATGGTTCCGCCATTATGTATAAGCAAATATTGTGTAGACTCCACCTAAATCAAACAATAACCCAGTTAAAAGAGTTATAGTCCCCGAAGACTTATCATATGTATATTGTATTGTTCCTTCTGGCCCAGGATTTAGGATTCCGTAACCACTTAAAGATAGTTGAATATTATATCCAACTAATGGTGTATAAATAAAAGTTGTATTACCTGCAATGGGTTGTCCAGAAATACCAGACGCACTAGAAACACATGTGAAATTAAATGTCTTTATTACAGAACCTGCAGAGGTTGTTACATTAGTGCAGCAATTATTATTACAAACTGAACTAGGTGGAGCAAACAACCAAGGATTAAATTTAAATAATTCTGGAAACTTTGCACAACCAGAACAACTAGTATACTGTGTTATAACAAATGATGGATTAATCACAGTTGACCCACTAACACATATGACATTAGAAAGATCTTGATATTTTAAAAGTTGATATTGTAACCAAACTTTTTCTTTAGATTTAACATTACAGTTTAAATCAATACCCCAAATACTCTTGTAAGCATCCTTTTTAAAGGTATTACAAAAGTTTTCTATAATATCATAATGATGAGCCTTAAAGTTTTTCATTATGGTTTCTTGGCGTTTTCTTGATTAATTTTTTCTTGAGCTGCTTTTGCGCATGCCGCGCAAGCCTTTTGTCCATTCGAAAGAGTGTGTAACTGACAAGAACATCCTGGTTGAGTCCCACAAATAGAACATTTCATATTATTGGTTTTTAGTTAGTTAACATGAACTACAACCTCTACTGATATTAAGAAGTTGTTTATATGCGTATTTATACATTTCCATAGCCGTTTCATAATCATGTAAATCTTCACACAAATGTTGTGCCGTTAAAACTTGATTATGAATTAATTGTAATTCTCTAATTAAAACTAAATTATCGTTTGAAGGAGAACAAGCTGTGTCGTTAATCCAACATGAAGCTTTATACCATTTATTAAGAAAATGCATTATACGAAACACATTGTACTCTACATATACTTTATCGTTGGGGCTAAGTGAATATCTTACATGATATATACCGTCTTGAATTATAGGACAGTTGTCTTCACAACCTAAAGCTTGTATTCCTATTTGACATGCGTTTAAAAATAATTCAAACCCAGGTAACAAGCCTTGAATAACGGTAGGCGATGTAAATCCGGGTGGAGTTATTTCTAATGTAAAGCAAGAACCAGACGGCGAAGGGGCACCAGCATAAATGCTACTGTCCTCAACTCGAAAGATTCCTTCATTACAATGTTCAGGAAAGTTTAAAAATAATTGATGTTTTGCCACAATCTACTCTATATTAAAAATATACGACATTTTTTTGAATTTTCCAAATTAAACTAAAAACCCCAAGCTTGTATAAACTTGGGGAGTTTTAGATTAAACTTTAGATGTTTAGAATGATTCCAGAGTAACTGGGTTATCAGTTAGAGCTAAACAGTTACTAATGAATCCTGTAAGATTAGTTGTAGCAGTTCCTGTTGGAACATAAAACACTGTTTCGTACTGAGGGCTATCTACGATAGAAGATGGATTCAAGTTGAAATCTACTGTACGAACCAGATGTATTTCATCGTATAATGCTGTTCTTGTTACATTAGCAAGACAAACATCGTCTTCTATAGTTCTGATACGGAACAAATCTATATCATAGCCATCTGCGAAGTTTTCAGTTTTATACCTACGATAATCAATCCATTCGCGAAGAACTGTTTCACCAGAACCTGTTTTCTGTGCTGGTTCAGTTATGGTAGTAACCATGTTTGGAACAGATGTATTAATTGTAGTTGTTACCTGACAAGGGTCAGCTTCCAAACCATCATCCATTCTAAGAGAAGCATAAAGCAACAGTGGCTCAAGCTCGTAGTGATCAGAAGGAGTAAAGGTACAATTACCAAATACTGTATCTGCGTAAGCAGCTGTAAGTTGTAAACAAGATACTACTGATCCAGGATTAGAAGTGTTTGCTACATAAAGTGTACCCAATCCAAGTGATACGTCATATGCAGAGTATGCACGTGTTTTAACACCAGCATCATTCCAATATACAATTGGAGCTAAGAATTGGCTAAGAATTGGATCTTGCTTAATGTAATCAGACCACTGCAAGTGAACTGTAACAGCATCTACCAATTGACCAGTACAACCGCTTTGGCAATTACCTCCGCAACAACCTGTCCAAGCCTCAAGATCACGATATAATTCGTGAGCCAGTGTTCTCATTGCTGGAGAACCTTTAGCTTCAACAAGCAGTCTGTAGAAGGTACCACATTGGTATGTAGGACCTACTTCTGCAGTATCACCAGTTACAGTCTGATCCCAACCAACAGATATTACCATGTTAGTAAGAGCTGATGCTGACTTCTTCCAGAAGCGAGTTACATTGTTCCATTTAATGGGTTTAGATTTGTCTGATTCCAGCAAACCACCCATTGTGGGGGAAATGTTGTCTACGGTATGGTAAGAACCAACAGCAAAAATTATATCTGACTTTGTGGGTGCAAATATAGATGTCCCTAGTATGCTATGGGAAATTGGAAATATACCAACTTCTCCAGCTGTTAGGGTAGCGGTTGTTCCACCACTGAGATCGAGTTTGATTGCGCTTGAGGCAATGGCGGGAACGAAAACTTCCCTGAATGCATAAAGTGGATATGCCATATTGTTTGTTTATTTTAAGTGTTTATTTGTTCGTTTTGTAAACTTCTTTGTGCGTTATTTTGATCAGCTAAATCAAATGCTATTGTAGCTACTGCGCCGTCTATTATCAATTCTACTATAGAGTCTTTAAATTCGCATTCAACATTTACTGTAGAAGTTAAACCTGTTTCTGTATCAGTACATCCTAAAAACTGTACTGGTGTGGGTTCTCTATAATAACTAACTTTGACGTTTTCTATATCAAATTTATTATCTGTATAAATTCTTATAGTATCTCCAAATAAAGTATAGAAAGTTTCTCTCCATTCTAAATTTGGTCTTTTATTTACATCTTTGAGATCTAAATCTACATTTGATTCTTTTCCAGGGTAAAGGGTTAGCCTAGCTGCCGGGCAGCACCCTTCTTTTTTTCCATCTGCTGCTATTCTAGAAAACATTAAATAGTCATCTGGAAAAGCACATGATTCAAAATAAAGAGTTTTATCTACAAAAGTGGTTTCCCAAGTAGTAAGTAATTGTTGTAAATCAGCTTCTAATTGTGAAGAACTCTCTCTGCCTTCTTTCTTTTGATTTAATCCTTCTAATTGCCTACGTGTCCAAGCTCTTAATTCTTTATTAAAAGCTTCTTGTATTTGCCAGCAAAATAAGTTATCAGCGTCTGCAGAATCGAGCTTATTTAATCTTTGCTTAAATTTTATTTGAATTAGCTCGTTTGTCATTGATTACTTATTGATTCATTTCTCGATCTACTTTCTTTTGTAGTTTATCTAAAATTTCATTATGGATTGGATTCTTTAGAAAAACAAAAGCGTCTTCCATTGTACGACCCATTACTGCTTGTTCATCTAAGAAATAAATAAATCCGTCTGGCTTTTGATCGACAAATCTAAATGTCTTTGCTATTTTTAGTGTAGCTTTAATTTTAATATCTTCTAAACTAAGATTACACAATCCAATAAAAGTTAACGCTGCTTGACGTTTGTTCTTTTCCCAAAGCTCACCATCAATTCCCCTATCTAAGTTAAAATAGATTACGTCTGCTGGAGTACTTGTTTTATATTGGGTACAATCAGGATCAAATGATATAGCAATTAATCTTAATTTCTCTACATCAGTATCTCTGAGTCTATCTAATTCAGCTTTCGCTTTATTTACTGTCTTACGTAATTCTGTATTAGTAACTGCTGTTGCTTCTAATTTATCCAGATAAAACTTAGGAGGAGTTGGTTGTTTTGCTGCATCTTCTAAGGAAGGTGCAATAAGACATTTATACCCACCTGCACGGATTGCTCTTTCTAAGAGAATATCCATATGATTTGATAAATCCAAATACTTACCTGACGAATCTAGCTCTATCGTAAAACCTTCTGGATAAGGAATATCTTTACCCCAAAATTCTTCATTAGTAGGAGCCAATAACTTACACTCTTTCCAGAATTCTTTATTCTTCAAAGAAGGGTCAATGGGATCTCCACCGGTAATCATTTTATGAACCTTGGAAGCAGTTTCTCTAATATCTTTAATAACTGCATCGCGTTCAGGTCCCGCTGGTATTGCTAAAACTTCTGGGGCATTTTCGTTTAGTCCAGTTAGATAACGTTTAATTCCGTTTTTTTCTATAAAACCCAAAGGTTCTATTTGAGAAACTCCATCAAAAAGAGACAAGCCATATTGCTCAAGTCCCATGTTTTCTATTCCTGGATTTACGTAGCAACGTATTGCTAAGCCAGTTCTGCCTATTGATCTAGGTGTTGCTGTTGTCATTAGTTGGTTTTTAGAGATATTAATTTAAGTTAATCTTATTACTTTGTTCTTTTTCGAGATGTTCTTGAATTTCATATTCCATCTCTTTTGATTTGTAACCTATGTAGTTTCCTAGAACTAATCCAGTAATAAGTGGTATTATTATATACGCAACTATCATACTGGATTAGTTTATCTGTTATTAAAAATATACGATTTTATTTTGATTCTACCAAATAAATCTTATTACAGAGAACCACCTGTGATAGGATTCTTCATAACTATCTTCAGAACCTTAGTAGGATCTTTTACCCAGATAGCTTTGTGTGGCTGCCTCATGAACACTTTATAACCGAAGTCACCACCTGCAGAAGCAAATCCTGAAGTACGACCCATATAATCACAGTTACCGTTAACATACCACCACCTAAGTTGTGAATCCCACTCTTTCTCAAGCAAGAAGATATTATCGTTTGTGTTATCAGTTATATCAAATATTAAGAAAGAATAAGATGACAGGTTGAAACCATTTATCTTAGGATTCTCTATATCGTTATTATGAACGTTATCAAATGCTGGGTTTAGTACAAACTGTACGTTTGCCAAGAATGGTATGATAAAGCTTGTGTAAGCATAACCAAAATCAAGATCCATTCCTTTACCAGTAATAGCACCTATTTCGGTAGCATTAATAACCAGGCCAGAGTTTACAGCGTATTGTTTGATGGCTTCATTTATGAGTTTCATACCACCCATACCTGTTTGAACCACTATTTTACGCATTGGGTCTGGTCCTTTAAATTCAACTTTACCATTATAGAAGTTGAAAAGTTCAGCTTTGAATAAATCCAAAGTAAAGTTACCAAACGTATATATTCTCTTGTAGTTATTGTCCAGCTGTTTCCAAAGACCAGTTGTAAGACGAGTGTCATCTGCACCACTCATCTGAGTGATACGACCACCTTTACCCCACATCAATTGATATTCAATATCATGTGCTACTTGAGCAAGACACTTAGCTTCTATTGCTGTGAGGAAAGTACGACTCAAACGACCTTCTTTTATTTGCTTCTGAGCCCAAGACATGCCGTTTTTCTTAATCATGTCATCGATAGAAGCAATGGATGGATCAGCACCCCAATCAAGCCATTTCCATATTTCGGTTACTATAACTTCACCTTTTGCGGTCATACCATTCTTAGCCATTAAATCGGCTTTACCTGATATTTCAAAAGAACAGTGTGCGTCAGATTGACCAACGAAGTTATAGTATTCACGATAACCACCACGAATCTCTCCCAGGTCATTATAGCGTGCGCCATACTCACCTATAGAAGAACCAGCACTAAATATTTTAGTACCAACCGTTAAATAGCTATTAGCCAGATATGTGCCAGCTGGGAATACTGCAGAGTTGTTATTTACCAACTTAACTGTATACAACCAAGCGTCGCCTACCTGTATAATTGGTTCAGATGTAACATACATTTCCAAACCATTATATTTGTCATAAGTTATCAAAGAACCATGACCAAAAGCACGTTTGTTCAATGCTATCTGGAAAGTAGTACCATCAATACCTTTAGTAGTATTAGTTGGCTGAGGATCGTATACTATATACGGAAGCTCTTGTACAATAGGAAGCTGCCATTTCCAACGACCCATGCGATCTTTAACTTTAATGGTATTTTTACCACCAAAAGATGAAAGTTGATAAATTGGCATTTCTACCTTCTGAACCATAGCCCAAAGATCAACAGGCCCCATGTCATCGGGTGAGCTGTCTTTAAGTACGTTCATCATGTGAAAACTGTCAATGTTTCCACCGCTTACGCGATAATTTGTATCGCGTAGAAAAATTCCGTTATTTAAACTTGGTGTTGCCATAATTTTTTATTTTTTATTTAATTTATGTTTATTAAGTTTCTACCCCTATACCAATTTTCTGGTATAGATTCTGTATTTAATATTAGTTTCTTTTCTTTACCGTTATTTATCCAAATTTTACCAAAAATAGATTTATTTCCTTTATGTGATTCAGACATTCTTTTTTTAGTTTCTAAAGAAGCCTTTTGTCCTTTTTTGGCAGTTGATCTTCCTTTTCTAGAAATTGACATTTTAAATCTAACTTCTTCTGATCGTTTTCCTTTAGAATATGTATTTCCTAACATTTTACTTCTGAGTCTCGATTTATCTTCTTTAGTCATTTTACGATAATCTTTATTATCATGACCACCTTTTAATATATTTGCGAGAGTTCCTGTGTTATACTTTATTCTACCATAATAATCTATTAGTAATATTTCAATTTTATTCGCTTCTTCTAAGCTTAGGTTTTCTGCAATTTTGTACTTTTCTATTTCTCCATTATTTAAAGAAAATATATTTTTCCAAATACTATTTCTTCTTTTATGATTTATTCTATCAGTACCTTCTTTACCTATACCAATATAGAAAACTTCGTCTTTATCTGGTCTTATATGTTTATAAATATAATACCTATTTTCCATTATCGTTTAAATATATCCTTACCGGGTTTTGTTATAGTTAATCTTGTTTTACTAGAACTACTTTCTTCTATTCCAGAAGATGTGCTTGCTCTATTACCTTGTTCTGTTTTTAATTTTTTTACAGTAGATTCTGTATTTGCGTTTTTACCTTTCTGAATAAGTGCATTTTCATAACCTTCTTCGTCTTCTAATAGCCATAAAACTTTAGCTATTTTACTGTAATTAGGTTCTTGATATTGAAACTTTTCCAAAAGGTGGCCCAATAGGTTTGTATTTCCGCCACTGATTGATTTATAATTAGCTTCGGTAAGGCCTGCGTATAACGCATTTTGTTTTTTAGAATCTATTTTAAGACCACCTATTTCAGCAGGCTTTAATACTTCATAAACATTCTGTCTGTATTTTTCAGCAGCCAGCCTTCTTTGTTCATTAATTCTATTCTGCTCTTCTATTTGAAATTGAACAGTTTGCTCTTGCATTCTATCCAATTTAGGCTTAAGCATCTTAGCTTTTTTATCTATTTGACCTAGATCTTTCCACTCTTCAACTTGTTCCTGTATTTCGGAAGTTTCCCAGTCTGGATTGGCGTTTCTTAAATATTGTACAACAATTGCTTCTTGATCATTTTCATTCTCAGGATCAAGTGATCTAACTTCTTCAACTCGACCTAATGCCTGGAAAAGACCCTTTAAGTCTCTACCATTCTTATTTATATAATAATCTGCTGCTAATTGTAATTCTTCCGGTAGTGAATCAAAAAACTGTTGTGGTATTTCTTCCTTTACTTTGTTTTCTTTGATTTTCACATTCTCATCGATCAGGGCGTGTAAGTCTTTCTTAGACAGTCCGGCTAGATATTCATCTACAGGAACTTTGTCATCGTAATCATCAAAAGGAACAAATTCTTTTAAATCTATCTTTTCTTTGACATATTCTACGAGGGCATCTTTACTCGTCTTTGCACGTCCAATGGAAGGATCTTCGTCTGGAACGTTTTCTAAATCTAGAAGCTGATCATTTAAATCAACTGGAATTTCAAACTTTTGCTCTGTTTCTTTTTCTTTTTCTTCATTTCCTATTGGTGCAGCTACTTCTGTTTTAGTCTTTTCTTCTATTACAGAATCTGTTTTAGGATTAAAGTTATTTAGAGCACTTGTATCAACAACAGCTCTAGAAAATATAGGAGCGGGCGTTAAAATAGAATTGCCGTCAAGACCTCCAAAATCATTTAAATCTATCTCTACTTCTGATAGAGTATTTACATCTTGCATACTTATTGGTTTTTATGGGAACTGTCTAGAAATATCGACAGTAAAAATATAATGAAAATATACTTACAAAGTTTAAAAAAAAAGTCGAGCGCGCGACTAAGACTATTACGTATTTTTTGCTTTATCTTCTGCTTCAGTTGTCATATGAAATCTATTTTATTACTATATATGTCTATAACTTCTTCACCTTCATAAACTCTACTAGTTTCTGAATATTGGTTATAATCTTTTAATAATAATATCATTTCTTCTATAGATTTGGTTCCAGTAACGTTACTCGTAAGACTTTCTATGAATCTACGTTCTATAAAAAGATACACATCACTATATACCTGATTCCAACATTTCTGAACGATTGCTTCTGAAGCATTTGTTTCTATAAGGCCGCGCTCTATACCATCACTAAATAATCTATATATCATAATTTATTTTTTTGCAGCTGGTTTAGGTTTCTGTGCATTTTTCTTTCGTAAAGCCATAAGCTCTTGCCTTGTACGATTCTCTTCAGCTCGCACCTTATCTGCTTGCACTTTAAGATTATCTTGCTTTAATTTAGTATCATCAGCATGTTTTTGTCTGTCAAAATTCATTTGTTCTGTCCACTGTTGCTGACTTTGCATTTGCTCCATAGCATCTTGGAAAGCTCCTTCTGATGCTGCAGCGTCATCTGTTGACGCAGCTCTACCTGCTGACATTATTTCAGCTATAAGAATTTTAGCTTGACGATCTTTTTCATTTTGAATGTCTTCGTGAGACCATTCTTTTTCAGCTAAATCTTGCTGCAAAGCAAGTTGCTCTTCATGTTGGCGTTTTTCCTGTTCTATTTCTGCTTGCCTTTCTTTTTGTTCTCTTTCTTCTATTTGTTTAAGATTGTCATTAAGATCTGCTAAGTTATTTATTTGTAGGAGCTTACCCAGGTCAAAGATGGTGGCGCCAGTTGTATTATTATTTAATAATAACTGTTTGATATTAGATAATATTTGACGTGCGTTTACTTTAACTACAGGATAAACATTAATATCACGTAGAAGAAGCTGTGTGCCATCTATATTAAATACTACTTTTTCATTATTTGTAGTAATATATTGAAGCTGAACTGAAGGATTTCTTGATTGATAATATTGAGCTAATTCAGTTCTCATCTGATGAACTCTTGGCATCAAATAATCACAATGCTCTATAAAATGCATTTCAGTTTGATCATAAGATTTTCTTATAGATTCCTCATATTCTTTTGCACTGGTTTCTTGACCAACAGCTTGTGCCATTCTCTGAGCGTTCATGCCTATTATTTTATAACACTGCTGCTCGTAAAAATTAGATATATTAATTCTGGACATTAACCTATCTGTCTGGCTAAGATCCATATGAGTAAAATTATTAAAGTGACCCCCTTGCATATTCTGCAAAGAAGTATCTAAAGGCAGCATCTGAAAATTCTTCATTGCTAAAAATGCCTTTTGATAGCTATTGGGCCCCCAATCTTCTCCTAAGGAATGTTTTGGAAGGGTGTTACCATCTAATAGAACAACCGTTCCTAATTCATCTATAAGAATATCTGCTATTTGGTTACAAACCATATTATAACCAATTTGTGAGGGTAACATTTTAGCTACCATTGGTACAGATACGGTATTTCTATCACCGAATACACAACCTTCTACTGGCAATTTAACTCCATAAAGATTGTCATCTCCTTTAAATTGAAACGGAAGCCTACCTGGCTTATTTGTAGTTATACCAATATACATTGGTTGAATACCACCAGGGTTATTCATACCCCACCAAGCAGGTCTATTAGGGCCTATTTTAATACCACCCCATACATCATTAATCCAAATCCAATCTATATGTTCTCCATAGATAAGATTATATTTAGACTCTTCTTTATATAAAGTTGTATCATATTTTGGTTTACAGGTAACTACATAGTTTTCATCAACTATGTCCATTTCTGGAATACCCTGTTCATTTATCTTTGTTAAGTGACCTACTTTTCTTTGGCTTTTCCAGTAGATGGTGGTTACTCGGAGTAAATAGGATTGCCCAAAATCTTGAAGATCCTCTGAACCCATTAAAATTTCCTGCACAACGTCTCCATTTCTGTTTGTAACGTCATATTCAGAAACAAATTGGCGATATTGTAAAGACGGCATTTGTGTATTCCAATCATGAGAATGAGTAGAATCATAATAAGATCCATCATTTTGCATGTTTCCTAAGAGATAACCAGCTGCTCTAATTGGATAAATTGCTTCTATATTTTTAATTTGGTCAGCAGTCATCAACCACCCATATTTATCTACAACATCAGCAGCAGTCATAAGATCGATCATGCCAACATAATTAGCTTGAGAGATCCAACGTCTATCTGGTGATTTATGATAAAAGACTTGAGGAGGATTCCAAAGTTCTACTTCATAATCATTTTCTTTCATTTTCTGATGCCAGAACTCAGAATCTGTAATAAGTTTGTCAGTAAACCCACGCTCTTCCAATTCGTCCATATGAAAGCGTTGGTCATCAACTTGCTTTTGATGCTCTGCCCACTCTACATAAATATTACGATAACCAGTTCTGTAGAACTGTTCCAGGTTAGGGAGTTGTTTTAGTGCATCTGGTTGTAATTGAGCCTGTGCTTCTGGAGTATTCATATCAACTCCCATTTTAGAGAGTTTCAGTTGAACCTTCATCTCAGCCTGGGCAAGAAGAATTGATTCTAGCTTTTCAGACTTATCTTGTTCCATTTCAGAAGTAGATATTGGATCTACTGCCTGAAACATTAATTTTGCTTGTCTTTTAGAAAATTCAGTACGAAATGAATCTATTATTGTTGGAATTAACGGATAAAATTTTAATTCCAGCATTTCTTGAGTATTTTCAGTAAGAGTCTCTAGCATTTGACTCATATCTGAATTTTCCTCTTTTATATAATCAGATCTTTCTATTATTCCCCTAGCAGCTTTATAGAACTTAAGTAACTTTGGGGCACGACGTTTCATTTGTTTTATGCCCTGCCATTCCAAAAAGTCCATATTCCAACCCACCCACTGTTCATCCTTCTCTTCAAAAGGTATCATCTGGAGTGGCTGTGTTAAACTGCCAAGTATATTGTTTTTAGTTTTAGCCCCCTTAAGAAGCGACATTGCGTTTAAAATTTTACTCATTTGTTAGCTTTTTAAAATCACTCATATAAACAATATTTGTTTTATTTCTACTTTGTCCAGCTAACATAGCATTAAGAGTAGTTCTTTTCATATTTAAATACAAAGCTGCTTCTTTTATATTTTTAAATATTTTATTTGTTTTTGTATCTATAACTTGTTTTGAAACAACATTTTTTAATTTTTGCATTCCTTCTTCTGAAAACTGTCTTTTTTGTCCAGTTATCGCTTTTTTCATTTTTTCTATTCTTTCTTTAGAATGCTTTTTTCCTAACTGTACATTTCTATTAATTTCCTTATGCCATTCTGGCAATGGTTTCCCAAAATTTGGATTATTTTCTCCAGACAAAGAAAGGGATCGTTTTAATCTCGTATATGTAGATTGAACAACTCCTAAAACTCCCTCTCCACCATCTGTTAAATTACATAAAGTTCCGGTTCCTGTATTTATTCTACCAATTCTTTCTATTAATTCTACTTCTATTTTACACGCTTCTTCCCATGTTAAATTGTCATATATTATATTAATAATATAATCTGGATTTCTTTTTACAATAGCTTGCCATAATTTATTTCTCCCCTTTGTAGTATAAGCTCTTTTTATAGTTTTTCCTATACCAACGTAAAAAATTTCATTTTTATCTGGTCTTATATGTTGATATACTATAGCCATCGTTATCTGTAATGTTTAAATGGCGAACCCTTTGAATAAGGATTAGCCTTTTTAGGACCTGTCGGACCAGTCCCATACAAGAAGTTACGAAAATTATCTGAACTTTCCAAATTTTTCTCTTCTTTTTCTACTTTTCTGTGAAATCCCAGGTTAGCCTGTTGAATTTTAGCAAAAGTAACCAACGCACAATAAGCTACAATTCGGTCATAGTTTCCCTTACCGTCTTCATAAGCCATCATTTCTCTAAGCAGCATTATATCAGGAATTCGTTCTATACCATATGTATTTTTAACAACAATTTGGGTATCTTGCTTATAGACCGTATCTAAAACTTCCTTAAGATATTCAATTCCGTAGCCTAATAGGTGATTCCAAACAGGAACTGAATTCTTCCAACCATACTCTTGATAAGTTTCAGATTGACCCTTCATATCTTTATTAAATACCAAGAGCTGAGATCTTGGCACCAACATATGTTGTTTTTTCTGATTTATCATATGTGTTATAAAGTTTGACTTATTTGCTTCCACAATAGTCCAAGCGTTATAAAGATCTATTAACATCTCAGCTCTATCATGAGTTTTATTAATATCATCAAATCTACCGCACCACCAAGCTACTATCTTATCACCTTCTAATCTATTTTCTATTTTCTTATCTAATCCAATTTTAGTTACTTCTGTAGTTGCTTTATAGATATATATAGAAAATAATGAATCTGAAGTACTAGTTTTACCACTGTCAACGGGATCGACGCTAGCATAATAAGTTCCCCAATCAATTCTTCCTTCTGGTGGACGTTCGTGTATACAAACAACCCCCTCTTTATTTTCCATTCCCCTTTTTATTGGGAAATCTATTATTGGTAGATCGTTAGTTCTTTTGATTTCTACTTTCCCCTTATCATCTCTTTCTAACTTTACATGCTCAATTGGATATTCTTTATCTTCAATTCTTTTAATTTGTTTGCTGACCAGGTGCATGGGGAACACTGATTCATTTCTATAAGCAAAAGCTTCATGTATGTTAATTGGTTTCTGAGAAATTCTAAGTTGATAAAGCGATGCACTCAGTTCCTTTTTCCATACAAGGCGTTCTTCTGCGATAGCTTTTAATGATTCTTCTACTAAAGAATTACCATACTTATCTATATATGGAGGCATTGACCATTGTTCTGGTATAAATAATCCAGATTTTCCTAGGGTTCCTTTCTCGTCCAGAAGGTTGGTGTCCACTGGGTATATACCGTGTGCTTCCGGATAAAGCATCATTTGCTTCAAAGGCTGACACTTAGCAAGATCACCTACGGAACCAGCAGCTATAAATAATCCAGTAGTTATCATACCACTGGATAAGGCTGGTCTAATAAATTCATAAGTTGTGTCCATTTTTGGAGCTATACCAGCTTCTTCATGATAAAATATAGTGGTTGAACCACCTACACCAGACGTAGGATCATTTTCAAAAGAGTAACCAGTTATTGTGGAGTCATTACCAATATAAATCTCTTTACCATCAACTGTACCCTTAGCTCGTTGTTGCCATGTCAAAGTTTTATCAGGATCGCATCCTCTATACCAACCAGTGTTTCTGTTTAGAACCTTTCTGTATTCATTAAGAAATTTCCAGTCACCTTTTTCATTGATATAGTCTTTAAGAGAAGCGCCTATTTTTAAAGTAGCTCCCTCTTCAAACCAGAATTGATTTATAATCTTAGCCAGGTGAAAGTAGGAGGAACCAATTTGTCGTTTCTTTAACAACGCCACGTGTGTGTAGTGTAGCTCTGCTAAGTGTTCATATAATGCTATATGATAGTGGGTGTCCCATATTTCTGGAAAAAAGAAACCCTTCTTGGCTTTATCGTATATTTTAAGAAAGTTAATCCAAAAATAATAATCCCTGGTTAAGTACCAAGTTTTACCATTATTGTTGAATATTACTCCTTTTCTACATTTATCTTTTTCTTGTTTACCCCAATAATGAAGATAGTCCCTAGAATTGAGTGGGTCTTTAGTATAAAGTCCATCTATGGCAAATCTTCTAGCCTGTTCATTGAATTTTTCAATAGTTTCGTCAAATGCATATTGGCCGGGCTCCTTGAATAGCGATTTAACGAATTCCTTGTACTCTTCTCTGTCATTAAATACAGTAGTAGTCCATTGGCCTTCAGTCCAAGTTGGTATCTCTATATAGGGCTCTAAATTCATTTCTTATTTTTACTGTAAACTTCTAATATTTCGTTTACTATTTCGTCTCGATGATTTTCTAATAATGTAACAATAGCGTAATCCTTAACGTATCTCATATTATCACATATAAAGTCAAAACCTGAATTCTTTTCGTCTTTTAAATCTATCTGATCAGTATCTCCACAAAAAATAAGTTTAGATCCTTTACACAAACGAGTTTGTAAAAGTTTAAGCTGTCTATGTGTAAGATTCTGTGATTCATCTATAACAGCTACACAATTTTTAAGATTGCGACCGCGCATGAGGCCTACTGGTATAATTCTTATACGATCTTCTTTTATTAAATTATCTATTGATTCTTTTCCATAAAGATCATACAGGGCGTCTTGTAAGGGGGCAATATAAGGTTCAAGCTTAGAATCAATTCCACCTGGTAAAATACCAACCTCTTCCCCTGCTGTTACTATAGATCTAGATAAGATGATTCTATCTATTTCTTTATGAAACAACATGTCCAGAGCAACTTGAATGGCAACCATTGTTTTACCTGATCCTGCCATCCCTCTAAGCACAGTAACTTTATTTGCTAATATTTGTTCCTTTGCTTCTCGTTGTTCCTTATTTAATTCTATTCTAAAATGAATTGGATTTTTTGTTACTTTTACTTTTCTTTTAGGTGTTTGTTCCATTTATATTTGTTTTGAATGAATCCAGTAATTTTGATTTAAAAAGTTATATGTGTTTGTTGTGTATTCTGTTGCTATCCAACTTAAAATAGTATCATCCGCAACTGATATATTTTTATTTACAAAGTCTTCTGTTAATTCGTATACTTTTTCATAAGTTAATACTTTTTGTAAAAGTTCGCTTTTAAATATTAATAACTGACCAGAGAAGTGACGTTTATTATTATCATCCTGTATTCCACCAAAATCGAACTCGTGTTCTAAGGGATTTTTTAAAATCTGAATATCGGAATCAACTATAACAACATATTTATAGTTTCTTATTTTAATTTCTTTTAATTTTTTAATGTAAGGAATTACATTACCTCTACCCCCATAATTATCATAGCTGGGGTGATACCACATGTTGAATTCAGAATCTCCAAATGTATTATAATCATCATCTTCTGCAAATATAATTATTTCTATATTTGGAATTTTTTCTAAGAACGATTTATGACATCTTAACGCAATCAGTTCATCTCTTTTACAAACTCTAATTATTATTAAGTTTTTCATATTTAATTGATCCATTCAATTCTTGTTTCTAATAAAACACCACCTAATTGCATTTTATTAAACTTAGTAACATCTATAGAATTTGATACTAAAGCTGCACAAGCTCCTTTTGTGTTCACATTCAATCTATACTTAAATAAGTGCCAAATTTTATCTAATTTATAATCACCCGCTCCTACTGCTTCAGTATCGTGTATTACTATTAAAGGAACTTTGTTACTTATTTTTTCAATCAATTCCCAGCGTTCTTCTCCAGGTGAATGGTCAACCAGACAAATATCAATATTATCTATTGATTCAATAATTGAATATGGAGTTCTATCACATATTAATTTGTGATTATTTGATTCCATGAATTTATATTTATCCAGCCACTCTTGACTATAATCATAAGAAATAAGATTTCTGTTATTATTTACTAAACAGTGAAGATGTGATGTACTCCCGTCACCGCAACCCAATTCTACTATAGCGCCTTCTTTTAAAATATTACAAGCTAGATATAATAAAGATCTATGATTGCACCAGTTTAAAATGCCATTTAAAAAACCACAATTGTCTTCTTTTTCTATTTGGTTTAACCAATCTTGAGTAAATTCCATTATAAATTAAATATTTTTTTAAAACTTAATTTGTAGTTATCAATCCATTTCCAATCTACTTCTGGATAAATTGAAGTACACATATCTACCAATCTATCGGTTCCTGCGTCTCCCCAGGCTTCTCCAGAGAGGTGGCAATCATGGATTTGAACTTTTGGCTTTATCCAATTATATCTATCCCATCTTCCTAATGGTAACCCACTATTTCCTGGATCAGTTCCACGATGTATGAAATTAACAGAATGAAAACCCTGAAGAGTTCTAAGCTTACCAGTAAGTATATCTTGATCACATCCCCAAGCAATGTACCAGTCTCCAGCTTCTTTGCGAGCAAATGTTTCTAAATCCGCATCCACATTAAAAGGAGCAAATAACTCTTTCCATTTTTTTACTGGCATTCCTACATAACACATTGGAATTTGACTAAAGCCTGTTAAATCATACCCAAACGAATTTACTTTATCATAATCTCTATTGAGAAAGTCAGAAGCTATAAACATGTCTGCATCTGACATAATACAATAATCATCATCAGGATAATCCTTAGCCATATACATTCTTTCACATTGTGTATATAATGCTTTATTTTGTGTAGTAGAAACTTTATTTATATGTTTAAAATCAAACTTTACATCAAGATCTAATAATGTCCTAATGATTAACTCAGATTGTTCGCTGTTTACATTGTTAAACACAATATAAGGAATCCACCCTTGAATGGACCAACTTTTACATACAAATGGTAATAAATATAAATAGCTGGGGTTATCGTCTACAGCTAGCATTACTCGTTTAGTCATTATTTTCTTTTTTTAACATTTCTGAAGTTATGTGCCAATAAAATATATCTGGATATTTACGTTCTATCTGTTCAAAATATTCAGAGTTCTTTTCGTGTTTTTGTAAAAACTTAAGAACTGGTTCCATTATAAATCCAGCTTGACCAATATGATTAACTAAAATATTAGTTTCCCTCATAGCAGGGGGGATATCTTCTACAGTAATATCTTGAATGTAATTAAAACAATCGCCTCTAAATGATTGAGGTAGGCCAAGTACGTAATGCTCAGTCATAGATTTTGATACTCTTGGTAAAACAACTTGATTAAGAAAAGTCTGATCACTACCTTTCTGGGAAAGATTTATTGTTTTATCGAGTTCTAGCATTCTTTCAAATGTTCTGACTTCTAAACACTTCCTTAGTTCATTTGTTTGAAAGCCTATCATTCCACCCATAAGTGGTATTCCATGCGATGTGCTATCAGTTATAGCATGCGCTACTCTACCATTTTTTATCCAATAATCAACAGCTTGACGTTCTCTATAGGTTGGTAAGGAATCAATGTCCCTGCAAATAATTCTATCGTATTTTTGAACTCCTTCAGTATCTTGTAAAAACACAGGAACCATTCTAAATAACATCATCTCACATAATGGTTTTCTAGGCATTACTGAAATATTAAGAGTTCTCCTGTTTACATGATAGTCAAAGAATTCTTTATAAGGAGAATTATATGTTTGCTCGTCCAGGGTAAGGTGCATTATCCACTGTGGGAACAATAATTTATACATTCTTAGATTTAAAGAAAGATAGCGTATGTAACTTTTAAAATCATAACAGTTATCATAACTAGCGTCATATCCAAATAAAGCTTGTGATATACAATTCATATTATTTATTACTTATATATTTATAGTGATATAATGTTGGTTCAATCCAAATTTCTTTTTTTAAGAGTTTACTCTTACAAATCTGCATAGCCCAATCTGTATCTTCTCCAAAGTTCTTTTCTGGAAATTTAAACTGTTTAGCTATTTCTGATTTTATTACATTTAAATGATTTGGCGGCCTATAATATATCCCATCTTTTTCAAAGTATGAATCGTATCTTATGGAATGTATAAAGGTTTTTGCATCAGCTCCATTAGTAGTTATCTCACCAGTTAATGAGCAACAATCTGGACCATGTTTTATTGCATCTAAAACAAGTTCTATATAATTATCACAAACATCGTCATCGTCATCTATGAAGCATAAATACTTACCTTCGGCTTTTTCTAAGAGTTTATTTCTTTTTTCTCCTACAGAAACATCATCACCACCAGCAACTATTATTTCCACTTCCTTAGTATTTTTCATTTGACCTTTTAATTTACTTAAAAGTTCAAGCAGAACAAGTTGCCTCTTTTTTAAACTACAAATTAATATAGATAATAGCATTATATTAAACCCTCTTTATATTCGTTTACAAAATTTACTAAATCAAAGTTCTTAAGCTTACGTTCATGAAAAAGAGTTTCACCTTGCTTCCAAGTAAGATCATTTTTTATATTAATCTCGTCCTTTTTCATACCACCCACTATGTAATGATTATGCTTAAATAATAAATCTAAACTAATACATCTATCTAACATATAAGCAACACTTGACATTTCTGAATCACAGAACATATGCGAGTACCCTGGAAAGTAAATATATCCAAATCTATTATAATACTCTCTATCCATTATTGGAATTGTTATGATAAATGGTTGTATACCATCTTTTACCTTTACTATAAAATCCTTTTTATCATGTAAAAAAGCGTATAATAAACGATCCCAATGACTGGGGCAATCAAAATCATCTGATACAACAATAAGTAAATCTCCAGTAGATATCATTGCTGCATTATTGATAGCTTGTATTGCTGTTTTATTATCTGAAACTAATACCTGTATATTTGGAAAATTTCTAGAAAATATCTTTTTATATTCTTCTACATAAGGATCAGTTTCGTCAATGCTTAAAATATATTCTATTTCTATAGAAGGGTCAGTAGCTCTGTTGAGCCAAATTAAAGCAGTCTTTAGAGCCATTGAAACTCTTTGCCTAGACGGATGCAGTAGTGATATTTTCATTTATTAATTTTTGTAACCCATCTCGTAAACTAATTTTATGTTTCCAACCCAGGTTGTTTATTTTTGTACAATCTAACACTTTCCTAAAAGTACCATCTGGCATGGAGGTGTCAGGTTCTATTTTTCCAGTAAAATTAGTTAGTTGTGCTATGATACTAGCTAATTCTAAAATACTATACTCTTCCCCGGTTCCAACATTTATTGTTTCTGATTCATTATAATTCTCCATTAAAAATAAACAGGCATTAGCTAAATCATCAACGTGCATGAACTCTCGCATGGGGGCTCCCGTACCCCATATTACACCTATGCCTTCTCTGAATTTACGTATTAATGCTGGTATAACATGTGAGTTGTTTAGATTATAATTATCATTAGGACCATATAGATTACAAGGCATTGCACTTATAAAATTACATCCATACTGTTCTTTATAATACTGACACATTTTTATACCACTTATCTTGGCCAGGGCATAGGCTTCGTTTGTTGATTCTAATTCACCAGTAAGAAGATATTCTTCTTTTATTGGTTGCATACAATGCTTTGGATAAATACAGCTTGACCCTAAGAATAATAATTTTTTTACTCCAAAAGACCTAGCTGCTTCTATAACATTATTTTGAATCTGTAAGTTGTCATAAAGAAAACTAGCTTTCTTTTTTGAATTTGCCAAGATTCCACCAACTCTAGCTGCTACTAAAAATACATAATCAGGTTGGTACTGTTGAAAAAACTTTCTTACATCATACTGCCTACGCAAATCGCAAATGTTACTATTAAATCCTATAATGTTGGTAAATCCCTCTTTTTTTAATTCCCTCTCCAAAGCAGAGCCTACCATTCCGTATCTTCCTGCGATGAAGATTTTACTATTTTTTTCCATTTAATATCTACTTGTATCATTTCTTTTATAATAGCCTTTAAATCATATTTTGGCTTCCATCCTAATATCTTTCTTGCTTTAGTTGAATCGCCTATTAATAAATCAACTTCAGTAGGTCGAAAATATACAGGATCAACTTTAACTAAAACAGTGCCATCTTCAGAGTCTATTCCTATTTCATCTAAACCAGAGCCTATGAATTTTAAATTAATTCCTACTTCTTTAAAGGCCATTTTACAAAAATCTCTAACTGTAGTGGTTATGCCAGTTGCAATAACATAGTCATCTGGGGTATCCTGCTGCAACATTAACCATGCAGCTTCCATATAATCCCTAGTGTGCCCCCAGTCTCGTTGAGCATCTAGGTTTCCTAATCTTATAACTTCACCTCGTCCAATGGCCCTTGTTATTTTTCTAGTAACGAATGTTTCGCCTCTAGTTGGACCCTCGTGATTAAAAAGTATACCATTACAAGCGAACATGTTATAAGCTTCTCTGTAATTTTTTGTAATCCAATAACCAAATGTTTTAGCTACACCATATGGAGATCTTGGATAAAAAGCTGTTGTTTCTGTTTGTGGAACTTCTTGTACTTTTCCGTACATTTCAGAAGAACTGGCTTGGTAATATTTTATTTCATTCATTCTACCAGAATTTCTTATAGCTTCTAAAAGTCTAACGGTTCCTGTAGCTATTACATCTGTAGTATATTCTGGAATTTCAAATGAAACTTGCACATGACTCATTGCGGCTAAATTATATATTTCATCTGGCTTTGTTTCCTGGATCAGCCTAAAAAGAGAAGCCCCATCAGTCATATCTCCATAATGTAAATGGAAGTCTTTATTATTAAATACACTGTCTATTCTATCAGTATTTATTAAAGAAGTTCTTCTTTTTACTCCGTGTACAATGTAATTCTTTTCCAGGAGAAGTGTGGCTAAAGTAGCGCCATCCATTCCGGTAACTCCTGTAATTAAAGCAACTTTTTGTTTTCCTTCCATTTTTTATAATGTCCTGCTGTGGTACTAATCACAGAATCTGCATGTTTAAAATAATATTGTTCCTCTTCAGTTAGGTTATTCCAATCTTGATACCAAGGTTGATGCTTACAAGTAAATTCTCCAGCTATTCTAAGCGCAGTATAATCATAATCTCTTTTTGGATCAATTACACAAAAAGTTGTATCTACTGGAGCTACATATAATTCTTTTCCCTTATAAGGTACTGGCTTTAGCCAATATTTAGTTTCTATAGTTTTTATTAATTTTGTTAACTCTGTATCTGGTAAATCACTTATATCTATAGCTAGTCCTATTTTTTTTATAGCAGAATGTTTAATAATATCAATCATTTCTTCTATAAACCCATATGGAGTGTATGGGTTTAAAATTATATCGGAATCAGTATAAACTATCCAGTCATTATTTCTAAAACGTTCTATTATATTTTCTTCCCAAAGAGCGCGGTGACCTTTAGTGGAATCCGAATGTATTACTTTAATAATCTCATTAGCTTCCATATAAGTATACCATTCAATTAACTCTGGATATGTACTATTCATATCTAAAATATAAATATTATTATAACCTCTGTCAATTAAATCAAGAACTAACTGCCTAGTTGTAGTTAGAAGGTTTTTATTATTGATTATGATTGGTATATTAAACATCTTAATTATGTATAGTTAAACATTTATTTATTTTGCGAATCGATTTAATTAATCCTGATTTTAAAAGATCTCTTACAAACATTCCATCTGCACAAAATTCTTCTGGTTTATTTATTCCAACTTTTCTAGCTATTTCTGTGCGAACTCTAAAATTTCCCCAATCCATTCTACCTATACTTGGGTGTGTATCTATTATTCCACCATAACCAAAAATATGATTTATACCATTAAAATATAAAAAATCTTCATTATGATTAGTCATTTCTTCTACTGCTGTGGGTATCCAATAATCATGTGCGCTAGACTGAATAACATATTCTGTATCTATTAAATTATTAAGAGCGTCAATTCTATTATAACAACCCCAAGCTTCTGTGTTAATTAAACTTTCAACATAAACAATTCTGGAATCTTTAAAACTTTCTACAATACTTCTTGCCAATTTATCTGTACCATTATGGTAAATAATAGTTTTCCAACTAGAATTTGTTTGTGATAACAAAGAACCTATATAAGAATATACACCAGTATAATCTTTGAACATAGGAGCAACAAACGTTACTTTTGATTCTTCCGATTTTTGTATCTTTTGCATTCTGGTAATCTTCGTTTAACAATGTTACATAAATTTGCACATGATAAATTATATTTATTTGCTATTTCTTTTGTAGATAATTCTAAATTTAAATAATCTATTTTTAACTTTTCAATAAATTCATCACTATATCTTAAATTTGGACGTCCTATATCTCGAATTATGCCTAACTCTTTTTCCAAACTTCTTACTCTTTTCATTCCTTCGGATATCTTACTTTTAGATTCCTGGGAGTGCTTTCCACCCTTACCACCTTCTTTAATATTTAACATTTCATAACCTAAATCTTTAAAAGCAGCTATAAAATTAATTTCTAATTTATCTAATATTTCTTGAGTTATATCTTTCGACAATTCTATTAAATTATCATATTTGTGATTTAATCCGCCATATTTTAATAATGATTTTTGAAGCAGTGGTTGATAAGGGCAATATTCTCTTTTATAATCACTTATTCTATGATCTATATCCCAAGACTGTCCAATATAAATTTTACCAGAGGGCGATTCTATTTTATAAATTCCTATCATATTAGTTTATAAAGGTCTACTTGTTTTTCTCCTACTTTAAATACACCTACGGGATTGCATCTTAATCCATCGTAATTCATGTCTTTTATTGAGCCTGTATCAAATATATGGTACTGATCCAGGTTAGGGAGGCGATTTTCTTTTGAGAGTTCTTTTAAATTTTGTATTTTAAAAGCTTTGGATTGTATTACAGAACAATTAATAAATAAGTCTGGAGTTATATCTAAAAATTCATTTTGCTTAGCTAAGACTACACAATCTGTAGGTATATTTTTCCAGCAATTATTTTTCCATTCATCTGTTGTTTGCCACCAAAACTTCTTTATTTGGCAATTATGTTCTTTAGCTATTTCTAAAGTTTTATCTTTAGAATCTTTATCAAAAATATAAATGGTAGCTATAGGAATTCTTTCTTTATACCAACTTATCCAGGATAAGAGGGTTGCTTCATTGTTTTCAGTTTTTGTAAAGATGCTTACTCTCATTATACTTGTGAAATAAATTTATCGCCTCTTATATTAATTTTTACATCTTCCATAAACGCTTTGTAACCTTTGTTATAATTTTCGTATAATCCGTTTATTTCTTTAAGCGCCTTCATGTAATCTGTCATAGAGCCATCTTTACCTGAATCTGGTATAGTTTCATCAATAAAAGTACTTATTTTATCTATACCTATTTTAAGAGATCTCCAGATTCTTGCGCTAGGCATATCAAACATTTCTCTACATCTATCCAATGCTACCTGGATAAGAGGATCATCTAAACTAAAATCAATATCTAAATCAGAAAGAATTGATGCCTCCCTATCTTCTTCCCGCATTGCTAAATAAGGATTATCATCTGGATTCCAAGAACAAGTATATTGTAAGTAAGCAAATATCTTTAGATACTTCTTAGGATACTTCTTCATGATATCATTAAGATAGTTAATTGTAAAGCAATGCGCGGTCGGCACTACTTTTTCATTACTTATGTCAAATAATTTTATATACATTATAGTTGAGTTGCTATTAAGACAAACTTATTTTTTACGTACTTAAAAAATTTAACATCTTCAATGACAAACTTGTACCCCAAATAATCAGATTGTTCGCCAATAAACATTTGTGTAAGTTCCTCTTGATCATAAGGTAGACAATTTTCATCTAGATCTATTACCCATATATCACCTTCACTTTTGATACTTACTTGTTCTCGTATGATTTCTCTCATTTTTGCTTCTTTAGTTGGAGTAAAAGATTACTCATTTCTTTTAAAATTTTTATTGTACTATTTATGTTTTTATTATTAAGTTCTTCTATGTTGTTTAGTTTCTCGTTTAATTTTTCTAATTTTTCTATTGTTTCTTCTCTTGTCATTTAGTTATAAGCTTAGAAAATACATTGTATCTTTTACTTGCCCAGGTATGGATGTCGTAATTCTCTTTCATGTATTCTGCAATTTTTTTACCCCACACTTTTATTTCTTCTGGATTTTTTAAACAGAATTTTATATTATTGTACCAGTCGCCCCACATTATAGGAAGATGCTCGAGCTCAGTGTAAGGTTCTACTTTTGAAACAATACATGGTAATTCCCTAGTAGCCGCCTCTATAATCTTAAGTACACTCTTATGTCTATTAAATTCATTATAAACTAATGGAACTAAAACAACATCAGCTTGATCGTAGAAAGACATATGTTCTTGTACAGGCTTTGTATCTAATATTTGATAGGAATCTGTTCTTTTAAAGATACTAGCCATCCGGTCCCATTGACAATGTTTGCCGCCTTTTAAAGGATTAAATCCAGCCAGCGTAAATAAGGCATGATCTTTAATCCATTTATCACCACCAATTCTGTCAAATTTGTTTTTAAGTTCAAGAACATCTTGATAATGCGTAGAGCCACCAGCATAAAGAAAATTAGTTTTGTTTAGATATCTTATGCCGGAGTATAATTCATCTGGTTTGTAATGGACCTGACCAAAAGGGACAGCGTTAAACATTACTAAACAATTTTTATTAAGATTTAACTCTTCTACTTTTTTAGCTATGGAATTAGTAGCTGTAAATACAACATCAGCTAATTTTATTATTTCTTGTATTTTAAGATTGTGCCCTTGCTTGTACCATAAATCATGTACAGGATGCACTGAACTCATTTCCCAATAGTCATCTAAATCAACTACTATCTTTACACCAGCTGCTTTTTTTTCCTGTAACCAATTTAAATCTTCTGTTTGAAGAGACCCGTTAAAGAATATAATGTCTGGTTCAAAAGCATCTATCTCTGGGACTGTGCCAGCTATGTGAGTATCAGTTTCTCTTATAAATGTACCTTTAGGATAAAACAATTTTACAGAATCATCCGTACTCCAAGACATATATTCTAAAGGAAGTAATATTCTATAAAAAGAACATCCATTATAAGGTTTAACTAAAGCTGCTACTCTCACTTAATATATTTTAAAATTAATTCTACTTCTTTCTTTAAGTATGGTATTTGATATTTATCTACCCTTTCTACTATAGGATCACCATTAGCATCTCTAGCTATTTGTTTATTACCCAATCTATCACGATCTACTTCTTTGAAAATGATATGATTTAATATTAAACTTCCTGGCTTTAACTTAGGATTATGTCTAAGTATAATATACATATAAAGACTTAACTGTATATTATATAAACTTAACTTACAATCAGAAAGATGACTTAAAGGTTTTAAAAGTTTTTTCTCTTTACCATCCCAACTAACATATCCTTTCGTGGTTAATTCTTTATTAGTTTTAAAGTCTGTTATGTTAACTTTGTTATTCCTAACTTCTACTAAATCAGACTGACCACATATTCCGTAAGAGTGTAAATAACAGAAGTGTTCTGGATAAACGTGATTGTTTTCTAATTTCTGCTCTGGAGCATATTTAATATCATCCAAAAGAATAGGCTTAACTACGTGAATTATATCCCCTTCTTTTTCTATTGAATTTATTTCACAAATTAATTTTTCCTGTTGAGCATGATACCAATTGCCCAAATCTTTAGCTGTAGTACTTATATCATCCCAAGCTTTAAGTATCTCCTCTTGAGTCATCCCGTACCACTTAGACTTCTTATTCTTAGAAGACTTTAAAGCGATTGCTGGACCATCAAATGGTTCTTGAAAAAGCTTAGTAAGCTGAGTTACTGATTTCCATTCAGTCCCATCATCTGATGAATATTTATGATCTTTATCTGTAAATTTTACCATTATATATCTTTAACTTCCCAAAGAGGCTCTTGTCCTATATCTTTTAAAGAACAATAACTATCTTTACTTGCACATTTTGCTTTTAACGCACAACCACATTGACCACATGTTTCTTGACCAGGTAAGAATGCCTTTTCTGATGTTCCTTTTTCATCGTAAAATCCACACTTATTAGATCTACAAATTTTAATTCTTTCAGCCGCCATCCTCTTCACTGGATCAGACCCAAAATATTTATTCCACCACCCCTGAACTATCTTTGCTCTGTTCTTCCAAGCGTATTTGAGCTGCTCTGTATTCATGTTGTTTTTGTATTGTTGCTGTTCTTTTATCTTTTCTTTGTTGAATCTTTATTTTATTCCTTGCTATTCTTTCCAGTTGCTCTTCTACATTTCTTAGAATAGAAGTTTTTCGAATCCCTTCTGGCCACTTTAAAATAGATTCTTTCATTTCTAAAAAATCTCTTTCTTTGTGGTCTAAGACACGCTCTTTTAAATAAAAGTTACCCATTTTTTCTACTTGAATACAAGGCTCTTCCATTTCAGAAAGCTTTTGTCGTAATTCTTTATAGTAAAAAGCTACAACAATTTCACAAGTTTTTTCTTTGAAACCAGTTAATTCAGCTGTTTTTGGTATTAGAGTTTTAGCCTTAATTGGTTTCATAACAAAGTAATTGTAAATCTAAAAGAGTTCCGTTTTCAATATGAACCCCCAAATTTTTTGAGAGACTTATTAAATGTTTATCCGATTTTATTATAAAACCTAAATCTACTAATTTACCAACAGAGTTCCTAGCAGATTGTTCTGAACTAAAGATATATTTGTTTTTAATATTAGAATCATCTAATCCTAACTGCAACTGTCTCGTATACCAAGTAGATTCTGTCTTAGTTAAAAGTTTACAAAACGCAGCTAATTCTATACGATCAAGTAAAGCTAAGACGACTAAACTATCTAAAGAAGTTTCAGTCAAAACAATCCCAGACAGAGTCGACCAAATTTGTATTTGTATTCGGACGAACTCTGTTCTGGAAAGCTTCTTTTTAACTTGTACTTGTTTTACTTTCATTAAGCTGTTGTTTCTTGCGAGGCCATTGCAGCCTCTGCTTCTTTTTTCATTTCTTCGATATCTGAGGGAGCTGGAGATCCTTGTGGTTTACCAAACTCGTCCTGAAACATCTTTGTTATTTTAATTTCATTATACTTTTCAAGAACTTGTTTTGTTATTAATTCTTGAAGTTTTGTTTGCAATTCTTGATATTCAATTGCTTCCTTAAGCTGAGTTATAGCTTGCTCTCTTGTTATTTCTGTTTGTTCCATAATAAAATATACAACTTTTTTTTGAATTAAACAAATTTTAGTTAAACTTTTTTAGTTTCTTTTATTTTATGGAAGTCATTCCACTTCTTTGCAAAACGGTCCAAATTACCTATAATAGATAACTGAAGGCCATCTGAAAGACAAAGATCAACTGAATCCATTGCTGGGTTTTCTGGGTTCTCGGCCAACTCTTCTAAAGAAGAAGTTTCTATAGCAGCTATGAACTTTGAAGGATCTATTAGTATCCTAGAAGGATATGCTTTAGGTACTGACTTCGCATCCATTTCTAGATCTCTTTTCCATTCGTCACCTTCCTGGGGCTCTTCTTCCTGTGACTTTAAATAATCTCGGTACTCTTTTCCTAGGTAAGTTCTAATTTCTAATTCAAGTAGTTTACTCACTTTCTTTAATTTTAATGTTCATTTATAATACAAAGGTACGACAATATATTGATATTTCCAAACTTTTTATGTTTAATTTTTAAGATTTATTGTCTTAACCAGGGATAGCAAATTCTACCACTAGCTTTGGTAATGAAAGGAGGTAAGAAAAAACAAGTTATCCCCCTTCCCCCTTAAGGAAGATAACTTATAAGTTCTTACACTAGCTCAGTATAAAGTTAAGTTAGGCTCAAAAGGCACACAAGTTTTCGAAAGTACTCAGTTGATTTAAAAGATTCATTGATCTCGGTCCTACTAGAGGTTCGATATGCCTGAATACTCGTTACAAAAAGCTATTAGACGAGAAATAAAATACCCCAGAGGAGTCAGGCCACTCCAACTGGGGTAAGACACTTTCGTGTCAAATGTCTTTAATGGGGCCTGCCATATATTTACAAAGGTACGAAACCTTTATGATTTTACCAAATTTATTTTTGCACGGATAGAATGAATCGAACACTCGTTAAAGGTTTTGGAGGCCCTTGTACTGCCACTGTACGATATCCGTAAATAAGATAAGAAAACTAGCGTCTGGTTCAAACAGAGCTCACGCCGATATTCACTAGACTAATCTAGCTAGCCCCTGCTATAGAAGGTCCTTCTAGCTTTCTTATTGTTGCGGCGGCTGGCTACGATCCAGCGATCTTGTGGTTATGAGCCACACGAGATAGTCCCCTTCTCCACGCCACAATGTACTAATAATATACTAACTTATTTTTAATCTAACAAATATTTGTTTTTCTAATACCTAGGTTCTGCTTTATTCTGTAAAAGAAAATCCCCAAAAGCAGCAAAGAATTCGTGCTCATCATCTATCTGGATCAGCTCTCCTATCTGTTTAAAAGTCATTCCACCCAAATTAGGATTAAGGGCCATATCCCTAGCATCTTTACATCTAATCTTCCAATCCTGCTCTCTAGGTGCCCTTTCTTGACCTTCCTGGGCCCCTTCCTGCCCTTCTATCTGTTCTTCTATACTATTCTCCATATAAATTATCTTTTAAAGCTTTCTCAAACATTTTCATACCTTCTTCTCCAGTGAATACGCTAGGATGTCCAGGAATTCTAATCTCATATCCCCAATTGCCATGATCTATTATTCTAGGGTATTCTTCTTTTAATATTTTTAAAACCGTTGCTTCAATTTGCTCTTTTGTGATTTTCTCTATAATTCTCTTTTTCTTTTTAAATGAAGAGAAATTTAAAAACTTTTTTTTCATATTATTATTTTTTCACACCTTTGCCGCCCCTACCTGTTAAAAGATAACTAATAGCATAGGTACAAACAATAAAGACAATTAAATCTGGTATGTATCTCATATAACAAAGATACAACAAATAATCCATTTAACCAAATAAAGTTTCGTAATAAAACTAATTTTTTGTTATTTGTTACGTAAAAATATTTTTTATAAAATTTTTCTAGGAAAAAATTGACTGGATTAGTGAGGCTTAAAACTTTATATAATATTTTTTGTACAGAAATTCGAGTGTTAGAACTAACCCTAGTAGACATCCCTCTGTTTGTTTCGGGGGCAAGTACCCCCCGTACAAGTATCTCGTGTTGCGTTTCACGTAACACCTCATCTTGTTTCGTCTTCATGTTTTGTATTTCTCTTATTATACAACAGGTGCGTGACTACCTGTCTAAAACAAAGTGTCGCTCTCGTGCGTTATGAAACAACCACGTATTGTATTGTTGACCCGTTTGACGGGCAGTTCTCTCGCTAAGTTCCCATCTGTAGCATGGATTAACGGCGACAGGACAAAGATTGCTTCCATAGAGAAGAATCTTCGTGACCAAATCCTTGAGGTTGCGGGTATTGAGAAGGGCGATGACCTTGCCCAATTGTCTTCGGACGCTCAACACGTAAACATCTACGCTTTGATAGGTACTCGTACCTTGACAGCGCAGGTTGCTACTGATGAGCAGGTTGCCATGAATACTGGTGCTAATGCGGCTAACAACCCTACAGCAGACCAGTTGGGTCATGTCTTCCCTAATCCGCTGGACGAAAGCCAAATGCTCATCACCGTGGAGCCTTACTATCAGGACTTAGTCCTCAAGGTATCGGACACCACAGCAGGTCTCATCGACCAACTGTCAGGTGAAGAGGAATCAGCCGCATGGTCAGCATTCGAAGTGGCTAATGAAAAGCTTGCCGCTTCATTCACCAAAGCAGTTGCCGCAGAAAGCCTCAAGGCTGAACAGCGTGCTAAGCTTGCTGAACTGAATGCAAAACGTGCAGCCCTCAAGGCTAAAGAGCTCACAGGCGCTCCTGCACCACAGCCTGAAACCGAAAACGTTGAGGGATAATCTCATCGTTCGGTAAGTTCTTTGAAATATGATTGAAGATAATGGACTACATTGTGCCGTAATGGTACCGTGTAGTCCTTATTTTTCTCTCATACGCGAATGAGTTTGGTACTATTGGTGCTCCCTTCGGTCGCTAATTAATAATGCTCGTTCCTCGCGTCCTACCCATTTGGCTGGTCAAGTCCCATCAGCAGAGCGAATGAGTAACGTATGCACGAATGAGTAGTCTATTGACGTCCGAACATGACGCGAATGAGTAACCTGTCCTACGGGATTTAATCATTTAATAACCAAATTGACCAGTTTAATCATATTTGCATATTATTAGTCATCTAGTATATGATTTATCATAGGAACTAGATTGAAAAGTCTCAGTTTACTACTAATAATATGTAATAATGTCTTTATATGATACGTTTAAACACTAACACACATTTCTTATGTTTACCTTTATTCACTCTACACTCAAAAAGTTTGGATTGAGCGACTAAGACTATTATGTGGGTGAAATGTATAAATATACATCCTAAAATGTTGCAAGGGCTTAACTTACCCTTCTATCTCTAAGGAGATACTGGTTACAACAAAATATTCAAATCCCAAATGTAATTTTAATTATTTAGAGCGTAAGTCTACGATACAGGCATTAATACAATGTACGAAGTATTAAAAGAAATAGGAAAAACCAAGGGTATTCTTGGTATCATTGATGCAATCTATGGTGAATCATTAGCTTCAGCTATGGATGCAGGCTATGATAATCTAACGACAGAACAGAAAGCTACTAACTTTAGAAGGTTATGTGATTATAATGCTGAATCATTTATCAAAAGACTTAAAGAAGATATTAAATAACCTTTGAATACATCCAATATAGATAGTAATGTCTTGAGGATGTGTTCTTATATTGCTTCTTTAGATAAGGGCGGTGCCAATAATTATAGTTATAAGTATTAGGACACATTAATTATTCGCATCCACCTTATCTAAAGAATTGTAATGCACCACAACTCAGAGGTATAACCAATCCTCACTGATTATATGAACTAATGGCTCAATGCAGAGTTGACTTGATTCGTACTCAAGATATATCAGTCTTCCCAAGGGATTTGGAATTGTTAATAATAAGTTGTACCTTTGTGGTATGATTTACATATATACAATTACAAGTCCTACGGGAAGGGTTTATGTGGGACAGACCATTAATCCTACAAAGAGAAAACACCTCTATAAGTCATTACATTGTAAGACACAATATCTCATTTATAATTCCATATTGAAATATGGCTGGGATGCACATGTGTTTACTGTTATAGCAGAATTACCTATCGAATATGGAGATGATGCAGAAATAGCATATATTTCCTATTATAGGGCCTATCATACTGATGGTGGACTTAATCTTACTACAGGAGGATTACGCCCTAAAATGACTGTAGAAACAAAACAGAAACTATCTGCTGCTATTATGGGAGCAAAGAATGCCAGAGCTAAGAAACTATATCAATATACATTAGATAAACAACTCATTAAAATATGGGATTGTATGAAATGTATTGAGAGAGAACTTGGTTATGGTACATCTTGGTTATCTATAGCAGCTAAAAATAATAAACAAGCTTACGGCTATCTATGGTCATATGAACCTCTGCAAGGGCTAGATGAATGGGTAATCTGTTCATGGTAACTCTCAGAGTGTAAAAGCCAGTTACAATAGAGTGCAGAGGGAAAATACCTATATATCCTATCTTTTTGTTATAACTTATTGATAATCAATGAATGTATGTCAAGTTTACTTTACATTTTGTAAAGTTTAGTGTACATTTGTAATAGACCCTGATCACAATCTTGGTTTATTACCTATTTTCTCTTATCTCTCATTTATTACTAACTATTAATAACTTATAGCATTATGTCACAAGAATATACAAATGGATGGATTGGTCTCACTAAATCCAAGTGGACTGAAATGAACAATACTATCTCTAATCAATTACCAGTATTCTGTCGTGTATCTTCAGGATTAGGTTTATGTGCTGAAGAAACATTAAGAGCTAATGGTATTCATCCTGACTTTGTTCCTATAGTATTTAAAAGTAATTACTCTACTATAGGTAAACTACTACTAGAAATAGAACAAGTTGTTCCTATTACTTATGTAGATATTCCTGATTAAATGCATTTATCAATATTTTCATATTAGTTAAAACTCTCATGTTTACCAAGTAAACAAAATGCGTATAAACCAGAGTAATGTGATCTTTATGATCTTAAGCCTCTACGGACTATTTGTTTACTATTATTCTATTCTTCTTAAGAATAGTTTGTTCTTAGGTATAGAATAGATTTCTCATGATTCGATCTCTTATTCTTATGTTTAACTGAAAAATGCAAGGCAGTTCCACACATATATGTATTTCTAGAATACGTATAAAACTCTAATAATTAGGTTCTTTAAATCCAGTAAGCGATTAACGCTGGAAGATTTCATCCCTAACATTGTAAAGAGTAAATATATAGATAAGTTAGGCATAACTGATTCTATTAACATTGTGTATTATAACTATTTCTTCTTGAGATAGATAGTAGCAGTGGCTGTGATGTGGTAAGAACTAATAAGTATTATATAAATAACAGTTATATAATATGAAAATGTTCTGATGCAGATAATGCATAACAAATCAAGATTATCCTAAGGTTCTCATATCTAGACTGGTGTTACCTGGAAGATATGTAATAGCACATGGTTTTGAGAGTCCATGTGCTATTATTTTTACTTATTTTCACACTAATACATAAATGCAAATCATTCACTCATAAAGCAATTTTATTATGATACGTTACAAACTCACAGATCAGAACATGAAAACTTATAATGGTTTTCAATGGAAAATAGGTAAGAAAATGATTACTTCTGGTTCAGGAGAATTATGTAGTTCAGGATGGCTTCATTGTTATTCCGATCCTAATTTAGCTATTCTTTTCAATCCTATTCATGCAAATATTCAAAATCCAAGACTCTTTAAAGTTGAATGTGCGGGTTTACATAAAACAGATAAAGGATTAAAGGAAGGATTTACAGAAATGACTATAATAGAAGAAATAACAATTCCAAGTATTTCTTCTATTCAAAAAATAGAATTTTCTATATATTGTTCTTTACAAGTATATAAAGATTCTAACTATGTTAATTGGGCTAATAATTGGCTAAATAATATAGATCGTTCAGAGTCAGCAGCACGGACAGCAGCATGGACAGCAGCACGGACAGCAGAGTCAGCAGCATGGACAGCAGCACAGGCAGCACAGGCAGCAGAGTCAGCAGCATGGACAGCAGAGTCAGCAGCACAGGCAGCAGAGTCAGCAGCACGGACAGCAGCAATTGATTTTATCTCTATTATTAATAAAGTATTAAATCGTACAAAATGAAAAAGCTCATTAAACTAATGCATTCTCTTACTTGTAAAGTATGTGGATGGCATATAAGACATTGTAAATGTCATTAATTTAATTCTTCAGATAGAATACAATGAAAATGTTGCGTTATATGATGCAAATTATTAAATACTTGCATTATTCTATCTAAAGAATTAAATGCATACCAAACCTCAGAGGAGTTATATCCCTCACTGATTAGACAATAACTTAACACGGTAACAATTCTGTAATGTTTAAACTGATTCAAAAGGATTAAAATGTTTCAGTACATGGTTTTACAGGACGAGGAGGATGTTGGCTTGAAAGCAGCAATCATTTAAAGAGTGGGATGGCAAATATGTTTTTTCTATTTTTATAGAGATAAATACCCTTTGGCGTAACAGCACACTCCAAGTTAAGTTTAATCAGTCTTTCTCCCAAAGAGTGAGGTGTTGTAATGAGATAGGCAGGTCCCCAAAGACGGATAATAATGTAAATTAAAGAAACCGTGTTTACTACTAGCTAAGTGATTAGAAACGTAGACTAGCAATAGGTCAGCGGTAAAGAGCATGTATCTCTATTACAACAAGGTATATTGGGTGCTGATAGGAAAGACTATCCCTCTTCGGAGGTTATTCAATTCACTCATTAAAACAATACTAATGAAAAAGACATACATATTCAGATATGATACAAAGGATGGTAAATTCTTAGGCTATCATTATGATAGTTTCTGTACTACAGGTAACAGTGTTATAGAAGCTAAAAGATATCCAATGACTACAGAAGTACTTCCAGAACAAATGAAGACCATTCGGGAGAATCTGGAATCATTATGTAAGAGATATACTAATAACATGTTCCATGGGCATCCTGTAGCTGATGTCATACTCTCTGAAGAAGAACTGACAGAGTCCGTAGAACAACAGTACCCACATACCATGAAATGGGCCAGAATAGAACTGGTAGATGGAGAAATACAAACTGTATCAACTCCTTAATTCACTCACTTTAAAAACACATCAGGTATGAACGCTAAACAAGAATTCCTAGGACATATAGGAACCCGTATAGTAAAATGTGCTATAATACGAATAGGAGATATATATATGGATGAAGATGTAATAACTAACCTATTACCTGTAGGAGCATCTAGTACACAGTCAGAAACATTTCTGCAGAGTATAGATAGAAATTACAATAATGGGTATGGTACTCAAGAACTATTTGGTACTATATGGTATACTGATGGTACCTGGTCTAGCAGAGGTGAATATGATGGCAGTGAATGGTGGGAACATCATAAATGCCCGGATATACCAAAAGAACTACAACAGAAGCAATATCTATAGGTGGTGTGGTAGAGAATGTTGGCTTGAAAGTAGCCATCATCTAAGGAGTAGGTGAGAACCCTAAGCACAGTGGCAATCTCTGGTAATGGGAGATATGAAGTGGGCATGGGATAAATTCAAAAGTTGGGTGGATTAAACGCCACTACCTGGTAGTCATTATACCAGCCTTTTGGTGTAACAACACACTCTGTCACATCATCTATAGATACTTATAGTAAAACAACAATATCCCCCTCTGTAGGGGTAGTGGTAGAAAATGATATATAGCAGTTAAGTCAAAGATCCGGAAAATGGCCCATGGAGGTACTAGACACACCTGGTCATCTGCAGTATGGATATATCAGCTACCATTACCTCTACAGAGGATTAAGTTAACAACAGTACAGATATTAATACCTTTGTATAACAATCACTCACAAATAAAACAACTAACAAATACCTGTAGAGTATGGTGTAGAACTTAGAAAGAACTAATAAGTGTGGGTAAAATGCTGTGGCTAATAACCATATACATCATCTCTACAGGTAATATAAAACATTAAAATGGGAAAGAATACTGCAAGGAATAATCCAGGTAAAGTTAATGGTGATATTGGTCAGGGAGTAAAACGTAAGGACAACCCAGAACTATGGCATAAACTACACGGACATGCTGTAAACTATAAAGGTAAAAGACACAATAATGCATTAGGCTCACTATACGGGAAACCTGATAGAGAAGAATATTATAAATACGAATCTGAATAAACACTCTGAAGTAAGCCTTGTTGTAATAGGTATAAGTATTAGGGTCTCTGATGTAATATTCAGGCTTGTCTAACCTTTTAACAACTATTACAACAGGCTTATGGAAGAGTATTAAACAATGACTATTTAAAAAATAACTTATGAGATATAGATTTGATACTTGTTATAATAAACAAAAAACCAGCACATGGCTGCATTTTTATATCTTACCTTCTATAGGATTTGAAATGCAAAAACCTAAATTAGCAGCGAGATATTGGGAATTTCATTTTGGCTGGTTATTTTGGAATCTTATTATATCGTTTTAAACAATATTAATATGGCTACTAAATTTATAACTCTAAATAGAGCAAAAGACCTTGAAGTAAGTATAGGTTGGCTTTCTAATTATCAAAATAAATCTGGAGAAAAACATGTAATTGGTAATTCTTTAGAGGATATAGATGCAGAAGCTACTGAAAAACTTAAACAACTTTCAAAGTTAAATAAAGAACGTGAAAGTTTATTAACTTGGTTCAAACAATATTGATAACACATAAAAGCAAACAACATGAAAAAGTCAACAATAATACTTGGTATAATATCTCTGATACTGTTCATCTGTAGTGCCATCTATGACAGTCCCATACTGTTCATGATAGGGTTCGCTACCTGTATAACAGCATGTCTGATACAGGGATGGGATACATGGTCAGCAGGAGATGATGAAGAATAAGTTCACTCACTAAAAATAAAAACATTATGACACCAATACAACAGAAAATAGAAGAATACCGGGAGTGGCTACAGGAAGAAGTTAGAGTACGGAAAGGAGCTATTAATATGGGAGCAGCAATGATGGGAATGGGATATGAAGATGCCCTGCAGAAACTAGACACTATGTTCCCCGTGGAACATACATCAGAAGAACCTACAATGTCAGACCTCATCATGGATACTGTAGATATACCGGTAGATGATGGACCTATAGAAGAAGAATGGGCTCGTAAAGACATAAAACAGGAACTGGGTATAGCAGATGAAACTGATAATATCTATCCAAAACACTAAATCAAAACAACATATATGGAACAGAACAAAGCAGGACCTAATGGTCTCCCAACAGAGTATCAGATATACATCAGTGATGATAACTCAGAAGAAGGAAAAGAACTAATAAATAATAAAGCTGCTACTAAAGGTCATAGTCATGGAAGACATCGAACATATGGATCTTCTGGATACTATCATATCAAGGAGAATATGTGGTTCTACTATGGTACCAAGAGAACTGATATAGCAGAGATATCCTATGAAGACTGGAAGAAAGCTCTCACTGAACCATCTACAGGTTATAAGGTAGGAGACTGGATCACTATACTGAATGGTGGCTGTAGGGTAGGCCCAGGAATGCAAGGGCATAAACTAGTAGGTAATAGTTATCAGATATCATCAGTAGACCGGCAAACTCCTACAGAGTGGAAATACACATTAGAGGGAAATCCTGTCCAAACATCAGCAATAGTATGGGATAAAGCTACTATGGGTAGTCAACCCTACATCAGGCCGGCAGCACCTGAAGAAATAGCTAAGGCTACCGGTATACCTCTACCAACAGAGAGTAAAGAATGGGTACCAAAAGTAGGTGAGTGGGTAGTGACAACCTCTACAGAATACAACTATACTGAGAATGGAGAAACAGGTAAAGTAGGTACAGTATACCAGGTACAGGAGGTGCTAAAAGATAAAGCTGGAGACTGGTACAGAAGAACTAAAGGGGCTACTGATGGTGCTAAAGTAATATCTCTCAGACCAGCCACTTCAGAAGAAATCAGAAAAGCTCAATCTAAGAATGGTAAGGAATGGGTATGTACTAGTGAAGATGGGGTGGAGTTGTATGATGGGAATATGGGATATTGGACCGAGTTAAAAGAAGGTACCTGGAAATGGTGTACTACCTGCCATATAAGTAAAGCACATATAGCAAAAGGTTGTAGTCTAACTACAGGAAACTTCAAAGTATTCTCCACAGAACAAGCAGCTAAAGAATGGATAAGCCGTCAAAGTACATCAGGGGAATGTAGGGAACCATGGTCACCAATACCGGTAACTGATGGACAAGTAAGAAACACTGCCAAAATAGGACAGAATGCAACATGTAGAGCAGGAAACTATAAAGGGCAATGGGGTGAAATAGTGAAAATGGATAAAGGGTTCTGGTATGACCTAAAAATGAAAGATGAAGAAGTAGTAACATGTTATCCATCAGAAATAGAAGAAATAAGAGTAAACAAATCAATAATCAATTCACAAACAAAAACCAAAACAAACAGTTATGGGAACATCACGGAGAGCGACGCAGACAGCGTCAGAGCAATTAAATTATCGTCAATTACGCGAACAGTCGGACGATCAACTGAAGGACCAGCAGTTGCAATACGACGTAAGAAGCAACCTAAACGGGTTGTCAGAGTATATTAACAAGACTTCGCGTGAACTCGATGAAGCCAAGAAAAATCTTCAAAACGAATACAGACGTGAGAAGATCGACTGGGAAATAGTTGCACAATGTAAGGACGCTATTAGCGATCTGGAAGCCGGCCTTGCGTCTTTGAAAGAAGACCGCCAAATGCTCTTTCCTGATTGGAAAGAAGTAGCTACTGAAGACTAATGAAGCTCGGGCCACAGTGCCTCCGAATGTAGCCAAAGGGTAGATATACTCTGCGGCTACATTCATCTTTTTAATGTTTAAATCTTTTATAAATAAAACGGGCCCGAAAGGCAATCGACTTGCAATATTAAGAGCAACAGACATGCAGGGAAGGTGTGTTGACCACTAATACACGCACAACAACAAATGCTAAAGTTAGCAAAAGCGCTATGACCTTTGGTCGTACTCGCACGATTGATGTTACTTCTTTCGCCCGCCCACGTGGCCTGGCGTTTGCAGCCTAACACCACTTCTGGTGAGAAGTAAACACACCAAAAACTGTTTTGAAATCTCAGTAAAGGATACCTTGACGTTGGAAGTAGATGTAAAGTATGCATAACTTCATAGTTTGATAGAACAATAAACTGATCTAAAGCATGTGAAAAGACTGTATTATTAAATTGTAAACACGTTCGTTCGAATCGAACCGGGTCCACGAATCCACAATAAATTTGGCGAGTCCACTTTTATTAAGAAATTCAGCCAAGTAAGAATGGCGCCAGGAGGAGTGCTGAATTAGGCAGTATCTCCTCCTTTTTTTAACTCACTTAAAACTTATTTTATGTCACTCATTCTAAAATTACTTTTAAGCATTTGTATATTAATACTTCCGTGCTGCTTTAAATTACCTGTACAACAAATAGTAAATTTAGAACTATGTTCTTTATTTATTAATATTTGTTTGTTTATAGTAGTTCCTACAAAAAGGAAACCTAAATCACGTATGTATATTCATTATTTATATTTTACTGACGGAGATATAATACGTATAGAAAGTAAAGATTCGCGTCCAATAACAGCTTATCTTTCAAGTTCTAAATACTTTCCACATAAAGAAGTTTACGATACATATACTTTATAATCTTTAAAATTAATTTTATGTGGTTATACACGCACGGGGAAGATGGTTTTGAAATAGGACCATTTGATGCTTTTACTAGAGCTGCTGCTATAAAAGCTGTACATTTAGCGATAAAGGAAGAGTTTGAGCCTGAATCAAAATCGTACGTTAAAATGCTTATCCAGGAGTTTAGGGAGAATCCTACATATCTACGGAAACTAAGTAAAGAACAACAAGAAAATATCAAACGAAACTATAATTTTTTGAGAGGTATGTAAATGATGCTTATATGCAGACAGGATGAGTTAGACGTCTAGCTAATGTCAACAATATTTTCCGCTTTAAAGGTATAACCGTAATTATGGCACCTCTCATTTTTATTCACTCACAAACTCACTGTTATGTATACTTCAAAAGTTAATTATTTAAAAACACTACCCATAGGGGATTTCATTATCTTTTGTTTATTATGTTTTCTTTCTTACATATGTGTAATACTATATTTAATCTTGTTTCATGAAGATATTTTTGGCAAGCTATTTGTAAATATAAAAAACTGGCTCAAAAAACCAATTTGGTAACTTAAACTTATTCATATGTTTGTACTCGAAGGATCTCCGTTGCTTCTTAATCTAATTATTTACAATACTTATAAAATTAGATTTGGATCAAAAATTAATTATGAGCTTTATTATGAGCTTATGAATCAAATAATAACTTAACCAGGTATGTGAGTGGATGCTATCAACCTAGGCCGTTTAAAGGGTACAGAGACAACTAGCAAATAAATAATCGACCACCACATACCTGGATAAGAACTCAAAACATTTAACTCACTCAAAAAATCATTTTGATATGTACAACAATTATTTAATATACATAATGGGGTTCATAGTTGCTTTTCTAATAACAAGGTCTATTGCAAAAGTAATAGTGAAAGACATGGAAGGATCTGCTGCAAATCCAGGATGGGGGGCACTAACAGCTAGAGTTCTCCTTTCTTTTGGTAGTTGGATTACTGTTTTTAGTAGTTTGATAATGATAATAGTTTATTTAATTTATAAATTTATCGAAAATAAAAAAATAGGTGATCCACCTAGCTGGCTATAACTAATTTTTAACCATTTCAAATTATTTCATATGATACGCTCAATATCAATAATCGCACTTACGTTGGTAATAATAATATTTATCATAGGAGTTGGTGCGTTTATAAGTTCAAGACCAGATCCCCCAAGAAAGCCAAATATTGTCACTAACAAATACTTTACTTCACGTAACAATTATCCATTAATTTGCCAATACGAAGCAACAAATATTTATGGTTACACTGAAGATTCGTGTGATAAGTACGATGTAGGTGACACATTAAAAACTTTTAAATAAAAAACATGCCTAAAACAAAAAATTGGTTACAAGAACACATCGGAAAGAATATTCAGATAATTAAATCTGATGAATCAGATATTATTACTGTCTTAGACGAAGAACACGTAGAGATCTTGTTTAACCAACAAGATACTTATGTATATGAGGAGATCGGTCCCATCAATGTAACAATCGTAGAAGATGCTTCAGAAATAATACAAGAAGAATCTTTTGCGGATCAATGGTTAGACAATCAAGCTAATAAGTATTAATGCACCTTATACGTTATTGGTTCAAAAAAACTGAATTTGAACGAATGATAAACGATTGCCATCGCTATGATTTGTTTCACAGACGCAGAATTTATACATTTTGGGGTAAAAGAAAAACATATTAAAGTATAGTAGGGGGTCCAGGAACATGTAAGAGTGTACAATGTATGCCTTTGTATCGTAAACCCTCTACTACATATTTTATCACTCACTCAAATCAAACATATGATACTCATAGCAATAATAGAAATGCCTGAAGAACACCAAAATCTTTCAAGAACTGTTATGGTATTTGGTGAAATCGAGTTACAAGCGCAAGAAGAAACAGTGGATGCTGAAGTAGAAGTAATCTCTTCGTGTCCATTACAATAAACTTTATCAAAATCTATATGGGTTGTGAGGAATCCCATTTTATATAAAAACTCTCTCTAACGAAAAAACCAAGATATACGTTAGATTGTTTGCAGCACTTGGGCGCCTCTTGCGTGAGATCTTTAACGTGAAGAGAAGATGCGTTGCGCGAAAAGCTATATGCATTATGCGATTCGTTTATAGAAGAGCTGGTCCAGAAAGATGGTTTGGGTTAACCCCCGAATCCTGGACCAGTTTTTTATTACTTACTCATTAAATATTATTTATTAACCATAAAAAACAACTCAAATGAAACACTTGCTGTCACGCACACATTTGCCCAGAATTAAAGCTTTCACTTTCACACATAAAGGAAGTGACCCAGAAGTATTGGATATTGTTGTTTATGCAAGTAATGCACAAGCTGCAGCTCATAAACTAAAAGTTCCTGCCGGAAGAAAAAAAGAAGATTACAAATTAAAGCCCGATGAAACTGTCAAAGAAGAAAAAGAGAAAACTGTTCAAACTCTTAGTTAATCAACTCATTTTTAACAAATATTAAATTGATTTTATGAAATTAAATGTAAATTCTTGGTATGGTAGGCTTTATTTGTCTACTTATGGTAAAGACAACACAGATACTTTACCAAATAATATATGTTCATTCTTTTGGCCATTACTCTTTGCCATAATACTGTTTCCTTTATGTTGGCCGGGCCACGTAATAAATCTATTCACACCTAAAACTATGAATAGAACAAACGCTTTACAAACTGCTTTCCATTTACCAGCTTCTTTGTTTTTTGGAATACTTATAGCTTTGACAATGAATATCAAACAAATGGATTTGATGCGACTTTATTTGTATGGATTTATGGCGTTCGTATTTTTTTTCTTTTTTATTTTTGCTTTAGCTTTTGCTTGTTTTTATATTTCAGATAAAATAAAAGAAAGGCGCCCACTCACCCCTAAGAAAGTTAATCCGATTGTAGCCGGGTTTAGAGCCATTAAAGGTAAATATTGCACCCCCGTTACCTGGGAAAGAAAATAATTAACTCACATTAAACTTAAAAGCGTATGAAACTCCTTTGCGTTTTATTAATAACATTACCTTACTTATATTTTGCTTTCCAAGCCATAAGAAGGTTGGTGATACCTAAAAAGACTAATTTAACAGCTAAGCAATATTCTGAAGAAGTTGCTTTTCAAGCAGCTGTGGAAACAGTATGTGGTGCAGCCTGTTTTTTGGGATTCATACTGCTTTTTCTGTTTATTTAACTTATCCAGGATGACGGGGAGATTCCAACAACGCTTTGATTGTACATAAAGAGGCGGAGGGCTCCCCATCTAACTGGTATTACTCACACTCAACTGTTAGGTTATGCTCACAAACACACTCGAAACACTCATTCAATCAAAAAATCCAACTAATGGTTCAAAACTTTGGTATATTCTTGAATTTAACAATCAATTAGCTGGTAAAATAACACCAGAAGTTAAAATCCAAGGGGATTGTTTTATACCATTAGGCTCTTATGTATGTGGAAAATGCATCCTTAAAGATGTAACAATTCCTTATAATACCGGAATAATAAGTCTTTCTGTACATAAAGAGCATGACAAAGTCGGTAAAATAGGTGATTTTGAATTGGTCAAAGACTTCAGAATCGCACGAGGAGTTTATGTTTCTGGATTAATTCGTAAATCAGATCACGAATATATGAACGCTCGTATTATTTTAGGGTATGATTTATGTGTGTATAACAGAAATCATACTTCTAAACAAACCTACAAAAAAATACAGAAACAAAAACTTTGAGCCTGTAACCTATAAACTCTATCACTCTTTAAATTTGCAAGTATGAATGAAACTATAAAGAAATTAGAAAATGATTTTGAGGTACAGTCTTTAGAAATCCTTGAACAAAAAGAAAGCATACTTGCTGATTCTTATTGGCAAAATCTAGCTTGGTTTAAAGAAATATGCAGATCAAAATCATTTAAAAGATTAAAGCAAGCTAAGGCTGTCGAGAAAATAAGAAATGAATGGATCGAAGTACAACAACAAATTATTTTACTCAAAAAACAAACTCAATGAAAAGAAATCCATTACCGTTTATTATCATATACATGCTACTTTTAGCAGTATTTTTTGTTATGTCAGCAAAGTCATGTCCGGGCCAAAGCTTTGGATTTAACACTGACACCTATCGTAAAGTATGTGTATCAGAGGAGCCAATTCCTTTATTTAACGTATTTGTAAACGATTCTTTGTGTGTTGAAGCCATAGAATTAACCACTGATAATTTGAAAGAATTATCTAATATGGAAAAACATTACCTAGTTACTACAGACGGAATAGCTGTTTGTCTTTACAGAAATAGATATTGTATATTTCTGCCTGATACAAAAACTAAGTATGTTGTAACTTCCTTTCAAAATAAACCTGTTAATTATCATCTTGTGTGGTTTATCCAGGAGATAAGGAAGTGGCGCGCTCTAAATAATTCCATCACTTCAAATTAAATAAAATGAAAAAGCATTATTTAGCGACATCTGTGTTTACTACACAGCAAAAAGTTCTAAGGGGGGAAGATCTGGAAGAAATTATAGATTTACCTAAACCATGTAAAGAATTTAAATCCGTAGCAGCGCTTCAATTAATGAATTTTCATTTTGTATCTACTGAAGAAATTCTTAATCCCTGGGCAAGAACTATTGCTGATCAGCATTTTCGTAACATTCATCTAAACTAAAACTCATGCATAAAAAACTTTTAATACTTTTTGGAGTATTGTTATTATTTTCTTCTTGTGAAGAAGCAAGTAAATTTAAAGTAACAATATATGCAAACAAGCACGGTACTTTTTGCGAATACTTAGTTGATTCTGCAAAAATGGTTGGGAACCGTTATGTGTTTAAATATAAAGATAGACATTGTAACTATCCTCAGCAAACAGAAGAAACTACTAATTGGGTTACACCCGCATCTGGTACAAATACACATGTTGAAGTTAGACCACCATTGGAAGAACAACTAACTAAACAAACAGAAGAACGTAAGAAAATACTTAGTTTTCTTATGGCGTTAGGCTGTGGAGTGACTCTTATTTTTATTTCACGTTCTTTAAAAAAAATTTTATAATGCTACAGTCAATAATTTTCTTTTTTGCATTATTAAGTAGTTTCACGGGTATTTTTGGCATAGCATTAATATCAAACGATAAAAAAGATAAACGCCTTGTATTGTTAGGTGTAATATCTCTTTTAACCTGCTGGTTATTATAGAGTTATTTTTATCATATTTCTTAACAATTCACTAAACCAACAAAAAAAAATGAAACAAAAAACGATTCAATTAGACAAAGAGCTTGAAATGATAGCTCAAAATGACGAAAAAGCGTTTGAACCTTTGCAAGAAGTAAAACTTCTTTTGGCCGGAGATCATCAACAAGATGTTAACTTGATGCGGAGCCTTGCTGGTAATTCTAAACTTATCCAGCAGGAGAAGATTGTTGGTGCCCAGTTAGAACTCGAAAGGTTCAACAGCCAATATGGTAAAACTTTTACTATAGATCAAATCAAAGCTTTGGCTGTAAAATATCACCTGCGCTTTTTGCATTCTACTAAATTTAAGGGAGACATGGATATCCAGGTTATCTCTAAAGTAAAAGAGTTTGCAAAAGAATACGAAGTCTCCTGCCTGGACGAGCATAGCCTCGGAACAAAATTCTTTATTATGGCACCGGCCGAATCTTTTCATATGACAACACGTTCTTTGAAAAGTGTTCGTGCCCAGGAAAAAGAAGAAGCTCGTAGGAAGCTTATGCTGGAGCGTGATCCTATTCTTTTCTATAAGATAGATCAAAAGCATTATCGCATGATCCACAAATGGGGCCGTGATCTCACAGCATCGAGAGCCACTATGGGCTGGTATTGGAAGAACTTCAAGAATTACTCTAAAGCAAACAGAATTGCGGTAGGTATTCTGTTTGTTCTTTCTGCTATTCTGATGAATGTCAAGTTATCAACATTGTCAGAAACAGAAACATTCCAGAAGTATTTCAATAGCGGATTGGTTTTCAGTTTCGCTAATCTATTACTATTGTTAGTAATGGGCCTTGTTTTGGCTTTCCGTTTAGGTCGCGTTCAAAAAGAAGGTGAGCCTCGTGAAGCTTTATTTGGCGAAACCAATTGGGATCAGTCTGAATTAATTTTGATGTAAAAACCGGAACTATAAGTTTTCCTGACAGGAAATGAAAATGTGCTTTCAGTTTAGTGTCAGCAGACTGGGAGGAGTGATAGATTAAGGTTGAGGGGAGAGACCCGAGATTCTTGATTTCACGATGCATCTAGCGCATTGAAATAAGGCTAACGAATCCAAGCCTTAAAGTGGATTTAGCTGTGGTATAGGTAATCTTTTTGTAGTTGTGGTTCAATTCCCACTATAATTAGATTGCCTTTACTACAGTTTATTTAAAAAATTATGAAAAACGAAGAAAGATTTTTTACAGTGTATCTTTCTAATGATACACAAAGATCAATAAAAGCCAAAAGTCCTGATATTGCTTATATAAGAGTTCTCAGTTTTATCTTAACCAGAGAGATGGATAATGAAATTCTCTATATTGTAGATGAAAAAGATAAAAAGATTTACTACGATTTAGAGTGGGCTGTTATTATGAACGACGGAGATAGCTTAGAAAGAATAAGTGGTAACCCACCAACATACACTGAAAAAGAAGTACTTGAAGCAATTTTAAGTTATTGTAGATATATAGGCAACGTACCTGCTTCTGCAGAACATTATTTTAACACACAAGTAAAAAAGAAATAAAAATGGGCGATAAGAAAAATTCTCCGTTACGCAACCAAAGAAGAAAGAATGTGGTAGAAAGACTATCACAACAATTAAAAGATAATGTAAAGTTGGTAAAGCAAGCTGGTACCGACTCCCTTATCCTGGAAGAGCCCTTATCAGAAAATGATAAAAAAAGAATTCTAACAGAATTATCTACCTTAGAAAGTAGAATAACATATTAAGATCTCATAAAAGGAGAAGTAGCCAGTTATCGTAAGACTGGTGTCTCTGGAGGGGTTGTGCGATGGTAACGGGTTGGCCGTAAGTAAGAAGGTGAAACAGACGACTTTGTCTCATCGAGGGGACATATACAGCACTTTTAGGGTACGAAGCGTTATACATCACTGAAAATTGGTCCATACAATTTATAGGAGGAGGGAACTACTTTCTAATCAGTAGTGGTTGAAGTCCACTGTACCCGCTAATAAAAATACTGCAATATTGCAATCGTAGCTTAAATTTTCCAAGAGCATGGATACGAGCATAAGAGGACCCACTAACACATAGTCTCGCGACTATAAAGATTATATAGAAACCAACTATTACAAATCTTAGTAAGAATTTGTAGGGGAATAGTTGGTTTCTTCTTCACTTGTTTTTATTTTTACCTCTATAATTACAAGTTTGAGCATGGCAATTAGGACATAAGATTTCAAGATTTTCTAATGTATGATTAAAACAATTTCCATCTATATGATTTAATTCAATAGGTATTTTTACATTATTCCACATTTCTAGATTACATTTTTCACATTTATGTTCTTTTACTTTTTCTTTAATTAATCTATTTTTAAGTTTAAATGTGTGATATTGTGGATATTTACCATTTAATATATCTTTTAGAGGATAAACTTGCTTGATGTTGGGTTTCTTACTTCCTTTTGATCCCTGATTAGGTTTGTATATGTTAAACTTAATCGCATATTTTTTAAAAGTATTAAAGTGAAGATTTGTTTTAGAACAAGCTTCACGCATAGTGTTAGAAGCCTCAATTGCATTTTTAATAATCGTTTCGATATTTAATTTATCTGTTGTAGTCATATATATAATATACGAACAATAATCGAGACTGCCAAATCTACATGTATATGAAACACACTCCAGAAGAATACAAAAAGAAAAAAGAATACGAAGCTCTTTATAAGAAAATAGGAAAAGATAGAGCTCGTGTTCGTAAAAATAAACGTTGTACAAAACGCAGAGATAATTGGAAAAGTAAATATAGCGGAATTTGTCCTAGATGCGGTAGAAGTAAGTATGGAGATGATTGCTGGTAAATAATTCAACGAGGTAGTTCAGTGGTAGAATTTGTGTCGGCGTGTTCGATTCCGCCCCTCGTTACTCACTAATACCATAATATGTTTGTATGGAACAAAATAAGAAGTTTATTGACAGTTAGGAATACTGTCTTTTCCAGAAAAAGGTTATGTGATATATGTCATCAGAATGACGGCCACCACCTGTTACTGGACAAGAAAAGCTTAGCATGTCACATTTGCTGGAATAAATGCAACAAGAACAAGTATAGTTACTACGGAAAAAAATGAAATGGAAACCACACAACCTAAAGCAAAGAGATACACAGCAGAAACAAACGAATTACCTTTACAACTTGTCTATGATTTTAAAAAAACACCATACGATAAGTTTCTGTTGAATAGAATGAAACGAGATCAGAAAGAAAAAACTTTTCATGGATTTAATCGTGACACTCTTTTGCGAAAACTAAAGGAGTCTCCAAGATTGTCAAAGTTATTAAAATGATATTTGACACAGATCAAGCCCTCACTAATTATTATCAAAACGCTATAAGTGATTTAGTAAAATCAAATGCGATCATAAACGATGATCAACATGGTAATAATTTATGGGCTTCTAATACTTATGGCAACACATTCTCATTTAATATAAAATGTGCAGAATCTAAAAATATACAAATAGCAGGCTTTTCTCTTGAAAAAATGCCCAGCTGTGATCGTATTTTACTTTCCACCCATTCCTGGGTAAGTAGAAAATATCAAAAAATAGGTTTAGGCACACTTTTAAATCAAATGCGAATAGATATAGCCAAAAGATTAGGATACAAAATATTAATGTGTACTAATAGAGAAGATAATATAGCACAACGCAGAATTCTCTCAAAAAATGGTTGGAAAGATATTTATACCATGCCTGGAGATAAACTCACAGATAATGTATATTTATCAGTAATCGATTTATAAGTCTATCATAATATCCAAAAGATAGCTTACTTTCATCAGTAGAAATACCAAAGTGAAATACAACGTGGGACGTTCTATTTTGTGGGTACTTATTTAAATAAGTATGATGAAAGGACATGGTGGCATGATGTAATGGACAGCATGAATCTCTTCTAAAGATTTCGTTCCAGTTCGAACCTGGATGCTACTACAAAAATAAATTTGGTAAATTAATATAATAAGAAGTGTGTGGTAGTAAAATCGAACGCTAGAAAGAGGATAGCATTTACATATGTATCCAGATAGATACATCCGTAGCTGAGAATCTCCACTATTCCTTATTATATTTATATTTTTTCACTTATCAAAACTCACGTTATGACAAAACAAAAAGTAATCGAGTTCCTTGAAAGACAAGGAGCCAGATGCCGTTATTCAGGCAAAGAAAAAACATTGTACATACAGCGCCCATCTTCCTGGACAAGTAATTCAGAGATAGTAATAGGGCAGAAGTATGGTATTCTTCCAGACTTTCAACTAAAGGAGGTAGAAAATGAATGATTCAAATAAACATGCCTTACAGGAAGACGATACTGCACTTGCTAATCTTAAACAGGAGTTAGAGCGTGTCATAATCAAAGTAAACTACCATTTTCAATCAGGATATGAAAGACATGTTAATTTACAAACACCTGAATCAATCTTTCTAAATTTTCTTAAAAAGGAAATAACGGTAATACCAGCTGCATTTATCTATAGAATTTGTAAAAAAGATTTTATTTTAACAATGCAAGATGGTTTTGTAACCAATTTATCATTTAATGCTCGTTCATATAAATATGATTGGAACAACTTAGATTACCGGCTCAGCTTACTTGCAGCCACAGCAAAAACTTTAGATTACAAACATCTAAAAAGTATTTCTCACACATTAGATAAGTTTTATCAAGTAATGTCAAAATCAACTCAAGATATTCAAAATTTTTCATTTAAATAAACAACTAAAATGTCTACAGAAAACACAGTACAGTCGCAACAAGATGGCGGCAAAGATGCAAAAAGGTTTGATCAGAACTTAAAAAAGTTCATGTCACTTTTCTCTGGAAAAGCCAATCCCTTCAAAAATAAGATCCCTAACTCTGAAGTTAGCGGATTTATTGATGAGATGCTTGAAGAAAACCGACAAGAAGTTATCGAGCGTTTCAAAGTAAAAGGAAAAGCACTTATCCTGAAAAAAGTACAATTCGATAAGTTTGTTAAAGAAGAACAAGCTAAGACGGAAAAGGCTATTCTCGAAAAGAAAAAAGAGTTTTCCAAAGAAATGGAAGCTCTTTTCCAAGAAATGGAAAGCATCGATGAGTTGGCCAAAGGTGTCGCAGATGTAATTGATGATATAACAACAAATGACTCTGCATCAACAGCTGACAGCGTATCTAAAGATTAAACAAGAACTAATGGATGACTTAAAAGTACAAGTTTATGATGAAGCGCAAGAACGCGTTGAATACATCTTAAACATACTTACAAAATCAGAGCTTGTTTTAGTACATGATACAGTTGGTGAATGTAACCCAGACATCATCAAAACTGAAAAGGAAAAGTTGGAAATTGCCAAAGATATAGCTCAATGTGTTTTAGAAGAAGAAATCTTGAGTTATGGCTGGATTCAGCAAATTCTATTTTGGAAGAAATTCAAAAGATTAAACAATGTTTGGGAAGTATTAAACAATGGTTAAAAAAGAACATATTATACTCAAGGAACCAAATGTTGGGGATTTTGTATTATATGAAAAGTGGAATCCAGTTAGAAAAAGATTACACACCGATGTAGGAGTAGTAGGAAGGGAATATTACGGAAATGGCCAGTTCATAATCCACGGCGTGCCTAGACCTAAAGATAGTATACTTTTAGTATTAACTTTAGACGGTTATTTAGAACAGCAAAATTTACGTAATGTCTCTTCCTCTATTTCTGCGTTACAATCAAAATTCCTATGAGTAAGAAAAACAGAATCAGAACACTATTTTCGGGAAGTCCACCAAAAAAGAAGCTAACAAAAGAGGAGAAGTGTCGAGCGACACTCGCTTCTCTGGAAGATAAACTAAAGAAAGGGGTTGGTGTTTTACCAGATAAGGATATTACAGATTTAAAAAATAAAATCTCTAATTTAGAACACACCCTAGGATTAAGTTACAGTTAGAACTTAACGAATGGAAACTTCTCAAAATGCACGTCTACGAGAACGTGCAGAAGCATATCTTACTAATGGTAAGTGGGACCCTTTTAAATCTCAAAGAATAGCTGAGGATTATAAGGAGAAATACATTAACTTACAAAAACAAAGGAGAAGCAGAAATATAAGAGACTGGATTTTAGAAAATAAAAATGAAATCATAGATTTAAAAGAATTTGAAAGCAATATATCAAAAGTATATATTTCAGAAGAAGAAACTATGGTAACAAAAAAACTTTCTCCTTTACAACTCTTTAGGCAACTTCCTAATCCACGCAAACAAATTCGCGAACAAAACTTAATTTCTCCTACTCAAGATCGTAAAAAAGTTGATAAAACTCCTTATTATTTAGAACGTAGGGCCATATTAAGTTATTAAAAAATATTTATGGAATACGGAAAAAAAGATACCGAAATCATAGACTGCAAATGTCCAAATGAGTTTCAAGATAAACGCTACGGTAAAAATCGTAGAGTAGCTAATCATGCTCCCTCCAAAGGTTCTCAAAAAAATCGTTATAGATGTACTTCTTGTTTAAAAGAAGTAAACGTAAATTAATAACATCCGGGTGAGAATAAGAATAAAAAATTTAAAGGACCAATCTAAATCTTCCATTCTTTCCGCAATAATGTTTATATTTAAATCTAATATACATAAAAAGCTAACAGTACGTAGAATGAGAATCTATTTATTGAAAGCTCAAGTGGTAATAGATGAAGATGAGACAAAAGAATTAATGGATGAGCTATACGAAGACTCAAAAACTAATCCCTGGGTAGATATAAAAAGAGATTTGGAACTTGGTACTTATTCTTGTGTTTATAGTTTTATTTGATTACATACTAAATTAATTAAAATGTTTTTTAAAAAAAAAGGCAAAAGTAACCCAATGGGTCTTAGTCCAGAGGATAGGTACTTGAATGACTTATCTCAATTAGAAGCTCTTGAGCTTAAGAAGAGAGAAGAAATTTCACGAAAAGAGGAACAATTAATGCGAGATCATCCATTAACCTCTTCCGGAAGAATTGTAACTACTCGAGAAAAGCAAAATGCTTTAGTAGAAGAAATACATCAATCTTTTGACTCTGCTTCTGAAGAAGCACTTAAGGAAGCTCAAAAGATTATTTCTACTATTTCTTTAAATGAAGTAGCATTGCTCAAAAAAGAGCTAGGCTTTACTAGGGCAGCAGGAGTTTTGGAAAACGAAGGATCTTTAAGAAAAAAACAACGTCTTGAAGAAAAAATACAGATGTTTTCTTATTACCAACAATATTACCCTCAATATAAGTTTATACAAGAAGACGCTGTAAAAGACTTGTGTATCAAGTATTCACTTGCATTGGGGGACGCATCTCTATACCAAGGGGACATCCCCATGAAAAATCTTCTGGAAATAAAGAACTTCGATAAGAATTCTATTAAAGAATTTGACCAAGTGTATATTATTTGGTCACATGGGTATGCACGAGCTATATCTAATACTGAATATAACTCAATGGTTGCCACTGGTCAATTACTTCGTATGCCACAACAATCTTTTCATATCTGTGCTCCTGCTTCAGAAATGAACATGCAAGGTAAAATACTTGCTAATGGTTATCAAATAATTGATGCTCTAGTTCTTTATCCAGTAAGGGGTGGTTATATCATCGTAAGCAAATGGGGGAAAGAAGGTGAAGACCCATCTTTAGTAAATGAAAAAGCTAATTAAAGAAAAACTTAGAGGTGAGTAAGGGACCTTAAAGTAGGTGAGAATCCTACATTTTTATGAAATCTTGGATAAAAAAAATAAAACAGTATTTTAAAGATAAAGATAATCTGAAGTTTAAGAATAAAATGGAAGTACTTTATAGACAAGAACTGCTTACGCAACCCCATACTTGGGAAATAGGTAATCTTGATCATGGTAAAGGACGTGCAATTTATGTCTGTTCCAGATGTGAGGAAGCTCATACTATAAAAAGTAATGATTTATTCAACACAGATTCTCATTATCAAATTTTAAAAAAAACTGTCGGCCCCTGCATTCCAGAAAAACTATCAAATGAACACCTTGAGCTAGGTGGAGAGTCATGAACAAATTTATAAAAAACACTTTAAAAGCAGTAATAGTTGTTACTGTTCCAGTAGTATTGGTAGGCACTGCCCTATTTCTCCTGGATGAAATAAACTTTAAAAAACAAAAAAATGGAAAGAAAATCTCCTACTAGAAATCTAGTCGCAGTGAACAGGTCCACTTCTGTTGTAAAATCTACACAAGTAAAACGCGCCGGTAAAATACAAGATTTACCTAAAATTCCAGAAAATAAGGAATACAGAGTTATTTTTAACAATGAGATGTCAGAAGTTGAAATAAAACGTGGCTCTAAAGTAATTTGCTCTGCTGCGCTAAGCTTCGATGATGTAAACTGTTCTTGTGGCATACAAGATGCAGATGGCTTAGGTCAATATGCAAGTATGTTTAAACATTTGGGAGTAAGTTGTCCAAATCGTAAGGAATTGATAAAAGAAGCACTTCTTTTAAATATACATCATATAAAAGATGAAGAAAATGCAGCTTTTGTTATTGTTTCTAATAACAACCAGAAAGGAAACGAATTAATCAACGAAATATGTGATGAAATTTGTATTTCTTGTACTGATTATCGTCCGAACCCTAACATGAACAACGCCACAACCATTCGTGCCTGGTTTATTTAAATGGAGCCTCGAATATTTAATAGATTCAAGCAGTATCAAACAAATTATGAAAACGTTCACGAACAATTAAGAGAAATAATGAATACACAATCAATAGCACCCGTTCGTGTAAATCGCGATGGGTCTCCAGATAAGAGATTTAAGGCAAATAAAACCCCTAATCCTGGAACAGCTAATACACAAGAAGTACAAAAAGAAGCTCCTGAATGGACTTATGCATTAAATGCAAACGGATATACTTTTCAAAATAAAAGTAAAGCAATAATACATACTACTGCGTTATCTATTTCTGGCGCCTCTATTTCTTGTGGAGTTAGGCAATTAAGTAATGTTAGTAGCTTATCCAGAGCAGTGGCTATAGGTGTGCCAAGGCCACTTGTTATGCAAGCTTTATCTGAATTCATTGTCAAATGTAAAAAAGATAATAAATCAGCATATTTAATAGTTTCTAATAATGATAGAGCTAAAGAATCAAATGACATGATTAAAGAAATTGCCGTAACAAAAACAGAATACAGACGCAATCCAAATAGCGGAAATCCTGTATTTGTAGCTGTACTTTAATAAATTTGGTAGATTGACAGATTTTTAGTATCTTTGTATTCTATGCAAAGAAAACTAAAAACCTGTTCTGTCTGTGGTAAAGAATGCTACTTATTCTCGCATGGTCGTTGTAAACAATGTGCCGCAAAAGACTATAAGAAACCCACCTCTTCTGGGAAAGTAAAACCTATTTCTGATAAGAGAAAAAAAAGATTAGAGAAATATAAAGAAATAAGAGATAAATTCTTAAAAGACAACCCCGTATGCATGTTTCCTGGATGTAAGTCCAAAGAAGTAGAATGTCATCATGCTTCAGGAAGAAGTGGAGATTCATTATTTAACGATTTAATAAGTCTTTGTAGACAACATCATATTTGGGTAGAGACACATCCCAAAGAAGCTAAAGAACTAAATTTATCAAAAACAAGACTATGAATAAATATCGCAAACGTACATATATATTAATCTGTTTAATACTATTCATAATCATATTTAGTTATTTATGGTTTACAGATCATGGCGCGCAAATGTCTAGAAAAGATTGGTTGGGTATAGTACTAATAGAAATAGTAGCTCAACTTGGTATTTTTTATATGGAAAAAGATGAAACTTTATGAGATTTTTCTTAGATAAAAAAGATAAATCTTTACCAGAAGGGGTTGAGCGCACCCTCACCAACCTGGAAAAGGGAAAATATTTAATAATAATACATTCCCTAGACACAACAACTGAGTCTGTTCTAAGAAGATATTATTTCACCTTAGTAGACAACGTTTCTTCATTTTCAGGAGATACAAATCAAGTAATACATACAAGATTCAAGAAACATCAAGAAATAAATAGTACAAAAGATTTTAAAGTAGAAGATTGGAAAGTATTTATTGATGATTTTAAACAGTATATTTTCTATAAGTTAGATTACTTATTATGATTAAAAACATGTTAGAAACAGTAATTCCTATGCGGGAATTAAAGAAAGCTGGAGAGGTTGATGTTCCTACAATGGCTCCAGAGGTTAGGTATGATTATCTGACTATCTACGATCAAATGGGTAAAGTCTTGGCCAGGAGTAACGGGCACGCCATGAATAGTACAATAAGGCTTGTATATCATGGAGTGATGTTTATAGCTACACCAGGGCATGAGGACGCGGAAATATCCATTGAATTCTTTGGATTATCAGAACAAATAAGCAAAGAAGAAGAATACGCTAATTTACATTTAATACACTGAATATGACACCAGAAAAAAGTGAGGTAGTAGTAAGCGTTCTAGCTACAATTCTGTTTTTTGTAATTTTATTAATAATATTCAGTACAATTTAACTACATTAAGCGAAAAAGGGTTTGTAGTAGGTATAAAGACGAGTAACCCTGAGATAATATCAAAACCCCTTAAGACCGCTCTAGATTATACTAATGTAGTTAAACCCCATAAGCCTGGAAAAGAACAAAAGAATGAACATAACACAAGAAGGAGAAGAACAAGAGAAGATGAAAAAGAAAAGTATAAAAGGAACAACACCCCCTGTTGATCCAAGAACTGACAGAGATTCAAATAAAAAAGTAAAGAATACTCTCCATGCATTAGGTATGAAGAAGATTGAAGAAGAAATAAAAGCAATACGTAATTCAGACAATGACAACATTTAATAGGAATAAACTTGTTTGTCAAAAAATGGAAGACCTTCTAGAAACAATAAAAGAAGCTAATGAAGATAACACTTGGAAAAGAGGGCAGCTATACTGTATAATTGAAATCTTAGAAGACGAAATGGATGATATAGAACTAAAGGGGGTAGAAGGTTGAAAAATAAAAAGGAAACAGTTGTTATTCTTGTTGAAGAACTTGTTAGAGATAGTAAATTCTTACAATGTCTATATCGCGCTGGTATAGATAAATGGGAAGGATTTGAAGTAGCTCGTAAAGAATTTTTACAAAAAGAAAAGGAGGTGAATGACGGATAAATTACAATTATATGATTGGGAGTGTGTCTTGGGATACGCTTGTGTTACTTTTTTATCTTATAAAACAGGTAAACATAAAGTATTTGAGATAGATGATGATGTAGGAATATCTCAGAGAGATGCGTTAGTGGATTTTATCCAGGGAAAAATGTTGGTTGGTTACAATAGCTTAACCTTCGATAATCTCTTAACTAACTATTGTATTAAACATAAGAATGTTAGAGCTGCTGATCTTTACGAATTAACTAGTAGAATTATCAACGGCCAAAAGAATAATCCTGATTTCAATCTATACAAAGAATTTAGTAATTATCTAAACTCCGCAGATTATGAATCTATAGATTTAATGAGACTCTTATTTTCAAAGAAATTAAGAGTTTCTTTGAAAGAATTAGAATGTTCTTTAAATTATGTTTCAGTACAGGAGTTTTTGCATCCATTTAATATAACTTTAGATAAACATCAAAAAGAAGAACTTAAAGAGTATAACTTAGTAGACTGTAAAGCTACAAAGCTAGTCTTAGATCGTTCTATGGAAAGTTTAAGATTACGTAGATGGGTTCAAGAAGAGTATGGAATAGATACTTTTTCTATGGATGGTGTAACTTTAGGTGCAAAGATATTAGAAACTGAATATTATAAAGCTACTGGAGATACAAAATTTACTAAATTAAGAACGGTTCGAGATTTTATCAAAATTAAAGATGTTATATTACCATTTATAAAATTTGAAACTGAACCATTTAAAGAAGTTTTAAACGTTTATAAATCTCATACGTGGTATTCTAAAGATTTTGATGAAGAACTTTTTAAAGATAATAGTCTTTTATATGAGCCTTTAATAAAAGGATTTAAATTTAAGTTTAGTTTAGGTGGCGCCCATGGCTACACTCAACCTAATGTATGGGAAAGTAATAGTGAATATGACATCATAAGTGTCGACGTAAATTAAACCTCTGCGTCGTAACCTTGTTAATTGCTGGAAAACTAATTAAATAGTAGATGAGTAAAATAGATGAGTAGTGTAGGCTGTTATCATTTGGTATAAAGGCACCTCGAATCTACTATTTATATGTCAATCAGCAGCCGAGCCTCGTAAGAGGAAGGTTCAGAGACTATCGAAAACACGTAATAATATACGGAAGTGAGTAGAGTAGGAGGAAACTCCGAAACACAAGGCAATTCAAAATAAATTTGGTAAATTGGATAATATGTTGTATATTTTAAGGATAATACCTTAAATATGCAATATAACAGAAAAAGAGATTTAGGGAAATGCGGAATTTATCTTATAAGAAATAAGATAAACAATAAAATATATATAGGAAAAGCAAAATGTATAGATCGTAGAATAAAACAGCATATTACACTGCTTAATCGAAAATCTAAAGACGAAAACCCACATTTAATTAATGCTTGGCATAAATATGGAAAAGATGCTTTTGAATATATAGTTTTAGAATATCTTGATTTTAATGAAGAACAAATAAAAGAGCGAGAATGTTTTTGGATAACTCATTTAAACGCACTAGATCCGAAAGTAGGATATAATCTTAGATTAGATTCTTCCACAGGAATGATAACTTCTGAAGAAACAAAATTAAAATTAAGAGAATCCAGAAATAAACGATCTATTAAATTTCCTGAATTAAATAAAAAAGTAGGGGAAATAACTAGAGAGTTTTGGAAAAATAACCCAGAAGCGAGAGAACAGATGAGTAAAAATGTTAAATTAGCAAAGCAAAAAAAGTATAGATATTTGCAATATGACAAAGAAATGAATCTTATTCAAATTTGGGATACCGTTGAAGAAATCCTAAAAATAAATCCGAATTACAAATGGCAAAATATATATGCAGCATCGAATGGTAATAAACCAACAATGTATGGTTATATATGGCGTAAAGAATTGAAGATATAGTCCGACACTCTTAGAAATAAGAGATTACAGACCCGAGAGGGTTTCTATCCTAGTCAAATGATTGAATATCTATTTTTTCCTGAACATTTAAATAAAGAAGTATTACGAGATATATTTATAAAGATAGGAGAGCGAAGAAACGTAGCTAAGAAGGCTGGAGATATGGTTGTAAGTGATACTCTAAAGTTAGCTAGAAATGGCCCTTATGGGCTTTTAGGCTCACAATACAGCTGGTTATTTGATCATAAAGCTAGGTTATCTATTTGTGCTAATGGTCAGCTAATGTTAGCGATGTTAGTAGAAAAATTCTTCCAAAATAATATAAAACTCCTAGATATAAATACAGATGGTACTTACATTTATTTGCATAAATCTCAAAGAAATAAATTTCAAGAAATCATAAAGTGGTGGGAAGATTTAACAAAGATGAAGATGGAGCAAACTAAATTTGAAAAGATTTGGTTTTTAAATACAGCTGATTACTTTGGAACTTACTACAAAAAAGATAAACTTGAAACAAAATGTAAAGGTATATTCTTAGAAAAAGTTGAACTAGGAAAAGGAATGGAATTTCCTATAATAGCTGAAGCGGTTAAGAATTATTTTTTAAATAATGTTTCTATTGAAGATACTATTTATGGATGTAAAGATATACTTAAATTTTGTGCTTACAGAAAATTAAAAAAAGGAACACAGTGTTTTCATAACTTAAAAGAACAACAAAGAGTAAATAGATTTTTTGCATGTCTAGGAGGGGCATATTTATATTCAAGATCTAAAGACGAAAAAACAGGAAAAATAAGAATAACTAATATGTTAAAGAGTAGTGGGGTTGAATTACTCAATTTTGTGGATAATAAAAAAATAGAAGAAAGGAGAATTAATTTTGGTTTTTATCTTTCAAGTGCGCGTAAAATAATGCATACTATTGAAGGAGATCCAAAGCTCTTCTAGTGTAGAGAAAAGTGAAATATGATAAAAGAAGAACAAGGAGAAATTAAGTTAAGTTTTGGAAAAGAAGTAATTCAGCGTTTAAGAGAATATGATATAGGTGCTGCTCATATGGGAAGTGCTGCTATAATTCTCTTGGGATTATTTAATGACGAATTAGATATTTTAGATGAATTAGATGGTAATAATCGAGATAAAGGAGCGTTAACTTTACAAAAACAATTAGAACGTAAAGGACTCCTACTTCCTGGTGAAGAAAATAATTTTGTCTTATCCAGAAGGGGCGGGGAGTTAGCTACTTTTATAATGTCTCAACAAGATCAACTTTTAGAAAAACAAATCGAATATGTAGATAAAGAAACTGGTGAAGTAATAGAAGTAAAAGACTGGTTGAAGGAGTTTAATCATATATTTCCAAGTTCTAATGATCAACATAGGCATTTGAGATCAGATTCTGGGACAATACAAAGAAAAATGACTAAATTTCAAGAATTACATCCATTTGATAAGGAGGTAATTTTAGAAGCAACCCGTTTATATATTTCTGAACAAGAACAAAGTCCTGAAGGGCACCGATTCACTGTAAATTCTAGTAATTTTATAGGTAGATTTGATAAACAAGGTCGTGAAGAGTCTAGTGATTTAGCTGCTTTATGTGAAAGAGTTTTAGAAGAACGTAAAAATCCTCAAAGCAAGTATGATAGTAGATTTTTAGATACTGCATAATATGAAATACAAAGTAATGACAAATGAACCAGTAGAAAATTGGTCTGAAACACAACTTGTTGATTATTTAGTTAATAATGGTATCTTAAAATTAGACTTTATTCGTGCTAAACAATTATCAGATTACCAAATGATTAAATTAATTAAAGAAGAACAAGAAAGTGTTAGAAGAAGAAATAGCGATAATGTTTGCTAGATGGATTAATCTTAGCTATTATCAAGATGATGTAGATAATGATTTATGGCATCCTTTAGATGATTCTAGTGAAGAATGGACAACAAAACAATTATTTGATCAATTTATAAATGAGTAGAGGAGGTAAGCTTGTTATATGATAGGACAATAAAAGAGATACTTGAGAAGAAGAAAAGAAAAGAAGAGGGTAAATTTAACGGTGTACCATTTTGTTTCGATCGCTATTCCGAGTATTTTGATAGCTTAGATAAAGGTATGTATTTAGGCATACTTGGTGGCACTGGTGTGGGTAAATCATCGTTAAAACATCATATGATTTATTCTATAATGGATTTTTCTACTAAAAACGACTATCCTGTAATGATTCTAGATTTTTCTTTAGAAGATCCAGAAACGGAAGTTTGTAAAAAAAGAATGATCCACTATCTCTGGAAAAGACACAAAGTAGATTTAAATTTAAAGTACTTAAATTCGAGAGATCGACCTTTAGATGATAAATATACAGATCTTATCCAGAAGGATGAGTTATTTTGGAGGAAATTTGAAAGTTCTGTTGCTGTTATAAATAACTGCACGACTCCAAATGAAATTCATACAATGTGTGAAAAAGCATATGAAAAATATGGTGATTCGAGGCATTATTTTGTTTTTGTAGATAACTATGCTAATATCTGTAAAGATGAGCACGATTTAACAGAGTGGGCGGCAACTCGTCGCTGGAGTCGTAATATAGCCCGTTTAAGGCTGTGTAAGACGCTTAACATGACAGTTATAGGTATACTACAGCAAAATCTGGAAACCGAACAGAATGCCATGAGGAATGCAGGAAAAGGCTCATTACTATCTATTGAACCAAATATGTCTAGTATAGGTGATAATCGCGTAATAGCTAGAGATTTATATTGCTTATTAGCTTTATGGTCTCCTTGGCGATACGAGATAGAACAATATCCTTATTCTGGCGCATATAATGTTAAGGTTTTGAGAGATAGATTTAGAAGTTTATTAATGCTTAAAAATAATCACGGTCCAATTGCTCCCCGATTGGGATTACTTTTTGACGGTAAACATGAAATATTTGAAGAAATGCCTCCCGTAGAAGATAAAGAAGCATTAGATAAATTATACACTAAAATTTTAAACGAAGAAAAGCAAAAGAAAATGAAAAATCCCACCTTCTGGGAAAGCTAACATGGAAATAAAGAAAAACAAGATTTATGCATCAGGACCAAGTTTAGAATTAGGTAGATTTAAAACAATTGAAGATTTACGAGAAGAATTAGCTAAGCCAGAGTACAAAAATGAACACATTATTGATCCGTGGTATAGCGAAGATGAATCTGGATTCAGTACTCATGTATACAGAGAAGAAACAGACGAAGAGTACTTAAAAAGATGTGAAGAACATAATAAAAGAATCGCACAACAAGAACAGTATGAGTATGAGAATTTTTTAAAATTAAAAGAAAAATATGAGAAAAAAGATTAGGTAGATTGAGAAAATAATCGTAACTTTGTAGAAGATGAGTGAAAAAGTGAAAATGAAAAACAAAAGGAGGAAGATATCGGAAAGGTAGCAATGGTGCTCGGATCGAGCAAATCAGGTAAAACAACAAGTATAAGGACATTAGATCCAACGAAAACAATAGTGTTTAGTCCCTTGGCAAAAGGATTGCCATTTGAAGGAAGCTCTAAACATTATACGGTATGGGATAAAGAAAAGAATCCCAAAGGTAACATTATAAGAACATCAAGTTCAAAAGCTATAGTACAATGGTTGAAGCATATAAGTAATTCTTTACCAGATGTGAATGTGGCAATAGTTGATGATAATACGTTTGTTACCGCAAAAGAATTAGATCGTCGTAGAGATGAACGTACGTATGATAAATTTAATGACATTGCTCATGACTTTTTAGAATTAGCAGAAGTAGCTAATTCTTTAAGAACTGATTTAAATGTTTATATTTTACATCATACTACAACAGATGGTGATGGTATATTAGAACCACAAAAAACAAAAGCAGCTACATTTGGCAAACTTATTGACGAAAAGCTTCATGGTATGGAGAGTCAATTTGAAATAGTTTTCCTTGCCAATAAATTAATTGATGAAGATAAAAACATATCTTATAAATTTAAAACGAGAGATGCTTATTCAACATGTGGAACACCACTAGGTATGTTCGAAGACGAACTAATAGATAATGATTTAAGAATGATAGACGAACGCATACGTTGTTATTATAACGGAAATTGCGAAGAATCAACAGAAGAACCAAAAACTAAAAGAAAGGAGAAAGTAAATGAATAATGATTTTTTAGTATCAACAAGTACAAAATACGATACATCGAATATTTCTTTAAGAAGAGAAAGCTTAAGTATGGCTAGAGCGTATCATAGAAGAGGGTCTGGTTTTATGCCAAATACAGCTAATCCACATGACCCAGCACCTTCAGCACAAGCAATAATTGAAACAGCTGAAGAATTTTATCAATATTTAACACAAGATCAAAACCAATAGTATTTATTGGACTCAATTAAAAACAATCGAAAAAACTAAAAAACAAATATGAATAAAAACGTGAATACGACTAGTGCAGAGACTTATAATTTTTCAAATATTAAGGTAGAAGAACAAGTAAAATGGTTACAACCAGGTAGATATTTATTAGGAATAAATAAAGCAGAATATATAAAGCCAGATGGTACTAAACAAGATGGTACTAAAAAGACGCCTCTGTTAAAAGTAACTTTCCAGGGAGAGGACGGGATGATTGATGTAAATATGTACGTTACTCCTAAAGCTTTTCAAAGATTCCAATATTTATATACTAATTGGTTTGAAAAAGAATGTACTACAGACTTTTCTAACGAAAAGAATCCTACTGATGCTGTAGGTATGTTCTTTGAAAAAGCATTTAATTCAACAACAGCGAAAAAGATAAAGAAAAATATAATAGTAGGCGGTAGAGCTTCTACTACTGGTAAAATGTTTGCAGAATTGCCATTTATTAATTTTATCATACAAGAGGGAGAAACGTTCACTTATGGACCCTTTGCTCCCGGGTCAGCTGATTACATTATTTATTGTAAACCAGCTCCCATAACACCAGCATCACATACAGATAATGCTATGTTAAGTGAAGTTCCTTTTGCGATAGAAGAAACTTCTACGGATGATTTACCGTTCTAATATTAACAATATTGTGCATCCCTGTGCAATATCCTGACAGCCAAGGGAGACTTTATTTTTATAGAGTCTCCCGCTTTTTTAAAATAATTATGACAAAAACATATTATACAACACCAGGAAGTTTAAATTTTTGAAGTAAAAATAGATAAACCAACTATTCTTCATGCAAAATATGATCCAATAACAACAGTAATAACAATAACAATGAACACAATCAAAAAAAAATCAGAAGGACCGAAGTCAAAGAAAGTAGTAGCACCAAAAGCTACATCAGTGAAGAAAACAAAAGTGCCTAGTAAAAAAGCAGTAGCAAGGCAATCTCGTAAAAGAGGATAAGAATGTTGGGCGCCACGCCCCTCATTACACACAACCCAAGGAGCATTCGAAAGAGTGCTCCTTTTTTAATTTATGACAACAGAACAGAAAAATCAAGTAATAGCTAAGTTAGTAGAGACTAATTCTTATGAATATAACTTAAGAAAGTCCGTAGAAGAACTTCTAGAATTAGCAGAAGTTATAATGAAAAAATTAAACAAAAAAGATGGTCCGAAAGAACCAAAAGATCAAGAAATTGTCGAGGAAATAGGTGATGTAACTATTAGACTTCATATACTTGGTTTTATGTTTGGTAACAATAATGTTAATGACAGAGTTGAAGATAAATTAACAAAGTTTAATGATTATTTAAAAAAAGGTAAATATATTGGTAAGATATGAGTGTAGCTGAGCATGCAGCATTTTTACAAAGAACACAAAAAGAATTTATGGAAAAGGATTCCTATAATTTTAGTACAATTAAATGTCCTATAAAATTAACAGCTTCTTATATCTTAAGTAGAGTTTCTGATACTCAGATTATTTGGCATTATATAGGTAGAGTACAAATAGGACGCGCTATAAAAAATCCTTTTAGAACTGATAAGACACCTTCCGCTACATTTTTTATAGGGGATAGTGGAGATTTATGTCTTTGGGATTTTCGTGATAAGCGAGTATGGAATTGCTTTCAAATAGTTATGTCTATATTTAATTGTGATTTCAATAAAGCTCTTACCCAGATAGCGGAGGATTTTGGTTTAATAGATATAAAAACCAGAAAAGTATCTTCTAAGCTTCAATTAGAAGCAGCTGAACTTGACCAGGAGTATAGGAAGGGCACACTAATTCAATTTACCCATAAATCCTGGGAAAAAGGAATAGGTAAGCCTTTGAGTTACTGGCAACAATATGAAATAACAGTAGACGAATTAAGAAGAGAGCGAGTATTTTGTGTTGATAGATTATTTATCAACAAAAAAGAAATTATCAATACCACTAATGAGCCAAGATTTGTTTATTTAGAAAAGGATATTGATGGTAAAGATTTAGTGAAAGTTTATTTACCTTATGCAAAAGGTGGTCAAAAATGGTATAGTAATGTACCTTTAACGACTCCATTTGGCTTTCAGACACTACCAATGACAGATAAATTAGTAGTTCCCTGTAAAAGTAAAAAAGACGAAATATTAATTAAACGAATCTTTCCCGAATGCTTTTCTGTTCAGAATGAATCAAGAGGTGCATTTTCCAAAGAAGTACTTGATATTATTGATCGTCATTATGACCGCGTAATGTTAATCTTTGGTAGTGATCCACATGCTCTTCAAGTTACAAAAGAAATATGTGAAGAAATGGGGCCTAAATGGGGGTTCTTTCATACACCTATTCAAGACTATGAACGTCATCAGATTGAAGATCCTGCTGGATTTGTAAAGATGTATGGCTTTGATGAATTAACAACATTATTTGATAAAGCAAATTTATTAACTTAAATATATGAAAAAACAACTAAACGTAAAGACGATTAATCAAGGAGAACTGCTTGTTTTGTTAGGAAGTATCAAAGGTGCTAAATTTTGCACTATTGTTACTGAAACAGAGCCTAAGCAAAAAGCAAATACTCCATTTGCTGGTGTTTTAAAGAAAGCGACAACAAATGTAACGCTTAATGCAAATTTTGGCAACTCGGCCAGAAGGGCTGGGAGAACTGCTCCAATACAAGAGCGTAAATGGGGTAAAAAAGTAGGCGGTTCCCCTTTAGTTGTTAATAAGGGCACAATGTATTTGCACGCCAAAGCTAATGCTAAATCAAAAAAAGTATCCTTTCACCTGGGAGAGACAGAACTCACCCAAGATGATGTGAAAGTATTAAACACATTCATCACTCCAAAGAAAGCACAATTAGTTCCTATAGTTAACTATAAAATAGATAACATAAAAGAGCTAAAGATCGATAATACTCACCTCATAATAAAAGATTAATGTCTGCAAAATTAATAGGAATACCGGGCTATAAAACAGAAACTTCTTTTGGTGCTGGGCTAACACATCTGGAATACATAAGTGAATTTGGTTTTCCAAGAATTCTTATGCCACACGAAGAAACATTTGAGGGCATAGATGCTCTTTACCTTCCGGGCGGATTAGATATTAATCCATCTACTTATGGAAAAGTTCCTCGTTTCAAAACTTCTAATCAGGATGTATTTAAGCAGTTCTTTTTAGATAATCGGTTAGATTGGTTCATACAAAATAGGATACCAATCTTTGCTGTATGTATGGGCGCACAAGCATTAGCTTGTCGCTTTGGAGCTACTTTAATTCAAAATTTAAAGTATCATCCACAATCTAAAGACAGATGGGTAGAGGGGCACTCTGTAATACTTAAAGGAGGCATTCTTAAAGATTATAATGAGAAAACTCCACCTAAAGAACGACTTCAGTTGAATTCACATCACCATCAAGGAATAATTATTCCTGAAGATAATAAAGAATTGGAAGTCTTAGCTTGGTTTAATGATTATGACGGTAGGATAGTTGAAGTGGCTCGCCACAGAACACTTCCTATAGTTATGTGCCAACACCACCCTAAATACTTTGGGGCCTGTTAAAGTAATTTAATAGTAAACTTTGGTTAAATTCAGGGGATTCCTTCATGTAATTGGAAAATCCTGACCTAAGATATAGTCTAAATGATTATATAAAGAGCAACGACTAGACATTGAACCTTAATATATTATTAAGAATATAATATGTCCACGAAAAACCAATAACTTTTAATTCTTCTTGGTGGTTTCGATATTTTTCTGTATATTATATTATGCAGAAGAGTTATTTAGTTTCAAATATTGAGGATTTATACAAAACAGGAATCTATAAGATTACTTGTACTATTAATAATAAAATATATATTGGTTCTGCTTGCGGAATTAGTCACACTTCAAAAAAACAGAGAGGTTTTGCAAAGCGCTGGCAAGAACATATTAATAGACTTAGATCAAATTCTCATAGAAATAAACATCTTCAATCAGCTTGGGATAAGTATGGAGAAGATTCTTTTATATTTGAAATTATTGAATTTTGTAATTCACAAAATGTAGAAATAAGAGAAAACTATTATATAAATTTTTATAAATCGTTTGATCACGAAATAGGATTTAATATATTAGGAGGACATTTAGCAAATTACAAAAAGAAAACACAAGAACAAAAAGATAAAATATCCTTAGCTTTAAAAGGAAAAAAAAGACCATTAGAGATAGTCAAAAAATGGAGTAGTAAGGTTCAACAAATTAATAATAATGGAATTGTTATTGCTGAATATTACTCTATGTCTGAAGCAGAGCGTCAAACTGGCATTATGCGACAAGATATAGGACAAGCTATAATTGGTAGAAAAATGAAAAAAGCTGGTGGATATTTTTGGAAAAAAGTTAAAGATATAGTCTGAACATATAGGATGATAAACTATATGAAATAAAGGATAAAGAGCCTTTATGATAACAAGTTTGGAAGAACTTTATGATGAACTTTCAACGCATTTATTTAACGAAATATTAAAATGAAAGAAAGATTAACTAGGCATTTTGGAGGGGACTGGGCGCATCTGCTCGGTCCCTTTCTAAATTCTTCAGAATTTGAACAAATAGGTAGAACCCTGCTTCCTTTAAAAGATGTAGTTACACCTAATTTATCAGATGTATTTCGTTGTTTTAGAGAATGCCCTGTTTGGAAATTACATACAGTTATAGTTAATACTTCTGCATACGCATTTAAAACTTACTCTGGTGAATTAACTGCAGACGGCTTAGCACTTTCCGCTAGAAACGACGAAGATGTTCCTATATTATTAGAAGAGGTTTATAAATGTATTGATGAAACAATTTATGCAAATCAATACCTACCTGGAGGAACCTATAATGATGAATTAGAAATAGTTGGTAATGATCTTGTACATTGGGCTAGACAAGGCATCCTTCTACTAAATTGTTCGTTAACAACCATTCAAGGTAAAGAAAACGAACATAATGATTTATGGCGACCATTTGTACAGTATGTTATTAAAGCAATAAATGAACATCGTGATGCAATAGGTTATATTTTAATGGGTAGTCATGCAATGTCATTACAACCATTAATTACCAATCAAACGCATCAAGTATTCACTTGTGAATCGCCAATGGCCGCTAGATATTACAAACGGTCGTGGAAACACAATGATGCTTTTCGTTTATTACACAATTACCATGTTTCAAAAAATAACAACGTAATAAAATGGTAGCTAATTTTGGAAAAGTAACACCAATAACTTTTGAAGTAGGTATTATTCACGCTTTAAATAGTGTGGAAGGTAAAGCCTGCCGCATAGGATTAAAAGTTAAATACTTAGGGGAACGCGATTGGATAGTAATTTATCTTTGGATGGACCCCGATTGGAAAAACAAAGATGTATATGAAAAAGGGTATAAAGCAATAAGAAAAAGAGGAGAGTTAATGTTAGAAGAATCAGCAATAGTTGAAGAAGCTAAATTATCTTCTATATTAGTAATTTAATTAATAAAATGAAAATAACAGATTTAAAAGAAGGAAGTAGAGTAAGATTTACGGCAGACGCTGCAAAATATGGCAACGGTTATATTACTGAAATAAAGAAATATAATTTATGGGGTCGTATTGCTACAGCAGAAGAGCGTACAAAATATTATAATCCACCGGGATATGCTTTAGTTTTTTATCATCACGTAAATAAAAACTTTTTAGTTAATCCTTTACTAATGCCTCAAGATCTCGAATTGATTCCAGAAAGTGAATATGAAAAATATGACACTTATGTGAAAAATTATAATGATGACTTAGAAAGTCGAGTTACTAAATTACGTGAAGCTTATAAAAACGAACCAAAAGTAAACTTTACGCATCGTAAATTTGATTTTTTAAGTAAACAAGATCTTGCGACAAATCATACAGCAGCACAACTTGGTACATGGAATCGTGAAAAAAATACATTTACACCATCATCTACACAACGTAATGCTACTTGTTGTGCTTTTACTAAAACTATTTCTGATATTCAAGTTTTTATACCTAAGGCCTGGTTAAACTATTATGGTTATAATACTTATGATTTAGTTGCTTGGTTTAAGTTCTTAACCAGGTGTGAGATCGGTTTTGAATATGAATACTTAGGAGATTGTGAATTGCCTAAAGAATTTCCTGGACCCAGGGGTCTTAACATAGAGGAAGTCTTCACTCCTATTTCACAAAATCATATATCTTTAAGAGGAAGTTTAGGTTATGTTTCTGTACGTTTTAAAGGACAGAGGCATTCAATGCTAACTTATCTTAACTTTATATGCATTAGGTATTTATATGATAACTGTTACTGGAACATACCAGGATTAGCTATGAAAATTAAAAAGTCTCTGGGTAAAGCAGTTACTCATTGGCAAGCTCTTTTAATGGCGCATCTTAATTATGACTATAATGGTTATTATAATTTAGTAGCACAATCGTCTAATGGCACTAACACAACACTTGTAAATCCGTTTCAATCTCCAAACGATGTTATTAAAAAACTAACACCTAAAGTAATTCCTGGTGGTGGGATTTCTATGAACGGTTCGTTTGAATATTTAAAAAATGCATTTACTAGATCGGAATTAGATAAATATTTTAAAGATGAGGACTTTATTGGACTTTTAAAATATATAAAATCGAAACTTCCAGAACAAAAAATAGTTAAAAAAAAAGAAGTTTTAGAACATGCTTGAAAAGCAAAACAAAATAACACAAGTTTCAATAGGGAGCGATTGCGAATGGTTTCTGGAAAACATTATAACTGGAGAAATAGTTTCTGCAGAAAACATTATAAAGGGTACCAAAAAAGACCCGTATAGATTTGATCCAGAAAACAAGTATTACGCAACCTCTTTAGATTGCGTTTTAAGTGAAGGTAACATTCCTCCAACAAAAACTCCCTTAGAATTTTATTTGGCTTTGGAAAAACTCCGTAATTATATTGATTCTAATTTACCAGAAGAATTAATTACAGTAGCAATTCCTTCTGCTAGATTAAAAGATAAGTATTTACAAACCGAAACTGCCCGCACATTCGGATGTGAGGCAAGCTTCAATTGCTGGACAGATGAAGAAGTAAAACCAGAAGCAACTGGAGACAATTTAAGAAGTGCTGGACTCCATATCCATGTGGGATATAAGGATTCTACAGAAGAAACAAATAAAGAGATAATAAAAGCAATGGACTTATTTTTGGGAGTTCCAAGTGTGCTTTTAGAACCTAAAAACGAAAGACGTAAAGTAGGTTACGGTCAAGCTGGTAATTATAGACATCAGCCCTATGGAGGTGTAGAATATCGCTCATTATCATCCCACTTTTCTTCTGGAAAAGATCTAATTCAATGGTGTTTTAGAAATACAGAGAAAGCTATTGAGTTTGTTAATACTGGAGGAATCCAGAGAATATCAATGATGGGTGATGTAATACAACAAACAATTAACACAGAAAATAAAGACTTAGCAAAGCATCTGTGTGATGAATTTAAAATCGAGTTAGTATAAATGACAGAAATAAATAATAATTTACTAGTACAAAGAACAGAACAAAAAAAAGAAAGAAAAATATATTGTATTCGTGGAGCACGTGGCTACGCTGGATGGATGAATGGAACGATTGTTCCTACCATTGAAGAAGCCGACTTAATTGTTGCTCCGGGTGGATCGGATATAGATCCTCGCTTATACGGCAGAACACAACATCACCAATTTGCATGGGGGTCTACTCGCATGGAAAATGATGGAGAGTTGGAAGATCTGAAAAAAGCCATTAGGCTGGGTAAGAAAATATGGGGGACTTGTAAAGGTATTCAATATGGTTCTGCTTTATCCGGTGGTCTTTTAGTTGCAGATGTTTCACATCCGTATAAACATCCTATAAAAACAGAAGACGGAAAAACGCTTATAGTAAATTCAATGCATCATCAGCTCTGTTATCCTTTTAATCTTCCAAAAGATGAATATCGTATCATAGGTTGGTCAGAAGGGATTTCAAATCACTATGACGATGTAGACGGGACACAAATGGAAGTTCCAGTAGAGCCGGAAATATTATATTTTCCTAAAACAAACTATTTAGGAACACAATTCCACCCTTAACTTGGGGGTGATAAAATCGAATGAATTGCTGGAACGCTAAAGAGAAATCTAAGCCAATCAGCAGCCAAGCTATTTAGGAATAAATAGAAGGTTCAACGACTAATAGTATACCACCAGAACGGTGATGAAACTAACACGAGCGTTCGATATATATACGTTCAATTAAATATTGTTTCTCAATTAATTCACCATTATTAGCGTGAATTTGTAAAGTACTTTTGCAAAAATCAATAGCAATTTGTACCTCTTTTAGTGTTTTATACACATTTATAGTATTATTTATTACATCTGTAACTTTTATAACAAATTTTTTAGAAATAACAGGTTTTACTAACTCTGGGTATTTATATTTCCAAATATAACCACCTGCGGTTTTTTGATTAGGAATTTTTCTACACGTTTTATATATTCCTACTCTACATATTCCTGTTTGTCTAGCAGCTTCTGC